TCACGCCGCGACAGACTCGGCGGGCTGCGACGGCCGCGCCGTGAGGCCAGCGGCGATGGCGCCGTGCGTGTCCGCGTGGTCCCGCAGGAGGTGGCTGTACGTCCGGCGCAGCTCCTCGACGGAGTCACCGACCCACGCCGCCACGGTGTGCTCCGGGATTCCGTTCTGAAGGCACGTGGAGATGAAGGTGTGCCGCAGGTCATGGAACGTGGGGAGCTTCCCCTCCTCGTCCTTGATCCCCAGCTTCCGCAGCGTGGGCTTCCACGCGTCGTCGTTGAAGTGGTTCCGGCAGATGAGGTTGTTGCGCGCGCTCCAGAACAGGGCGCGTGCCGTGCCGCGCTTGCACTCGGTGAGCGTCTTCTTGTGCTCCCACAGGACGTTCTGGGTGACCCGCGGCGGCTGCCGCTCCATGAACTCCTCCAGGGCGTCCACCAGGTACGGCGGCATCGGGACGTCTTTGGTGTTCAGGCGCGGGCTCGTCTTGAGCCTGTCGACGAGCGTGGGGCTGTAGCGGGTCTCCTTGGTCCGGAGGATCTGCCGGCGCACGGTGAGCAGCTTGCTGTCCGTGTCGATGACGTCCTCGCACACGGCCAGGGCCTCTGCTTGGCGGAGTCCGCACGCGAACCCGAGCATGGGTATGAGGCGGTACCGCTTGGGAAACTCGTCGTAGATCGCCCAGCACTCGGCCGGGCTGAAGACGTAGGAGGTCGACTCGGCGACGTAGGGCCCGTCTACCTCGTACGTGGGGTTGGATGCGATCTTTCCGTTCTGGAGGGCGTCCTTGAGGATCATCTTGAAGACCTTCCAGTGCCCCTCCGCGGTGGAGTTGGCGAGGTCTTTGTTGGCCTCCATCTCCTGTACCCACGCCTCGACTTGGGCCTTCCTGATGGTGCGAAGGCGCTTGCTTCCCCAGCGGGGGTTGAGGTGGACGCGGACGGCGGACTCGTAGCTGGCGACGCTGATCTCCTTGGCGCGTCGTCGGCCCAGCCAGTCGGCTGCCCATTGCTTGAAGGTGAGGTTCGTTTCGACGGGCTCGGGGGTTGCGCCGGGGGCCATTCCGTCGAGGATCGCTTGTGCTTGAGCCTGCGTCAGGCCGACTGATTCGGGGATCGTCGCGCGCGTGCGGCTGCCTTCGTCAGTCGTGCGGTTGTAGGACCAACTATGGCCGCACCCGCCCTTCTTCGGCCTGTTCTGGTCAGGGCAGTCGCACCTTTTGTAGACAGTGGGCTTGCGTGCCACGGGACGCCTTTCGCGATCTTGGTCGTTTCTCAGGTGACTCCCTGGCCAGGGGAGTTGGACTGTACGTAGGCGTAGCCATGGCAGGTCAAGTCGTTGCGTCAGAGGCTGTGTCGTCGGCGAGGGCCCTGTATTCGCAGCTATAACTCACGTGCCGGCGCCAGATCTTCATTCCGTGCGCGCGTCTAGCCATGCCTCGAAATCGCGCTCCCGTACGCGGAGAATTCGATCGCTGATGCGCACGACGGGGATGTCCCAAGTTCTGTAGTTGTCGAGCACCGTGCGCTTTGGGACTTCCATGCGCTCGGCAATCGTCTCGAAACTCAGCAATGTATTTGAACCGCCGCGAGCCATGGTCGTCCTTGTTCATCCGTAGGTGCCCCCGGGCGGACTGTTCCGGCCGGATGGAGCCGGTTGTGTTCAGTCCGGCACCGGTAAGTACGTGGATCGCCGAAATCTGTTACACCTGTGGAGGCGTAGGGCGCCTGCAGGGGCCTGGCGCGGCTCCGGGGTGCCCGTCGGGTCGGTCCTCGGCGACGAGACCGTTGGCGTCTGGAGGCTGGCGTTTGGTGGCCGCGCGTCACGAGCGACGCTGATCGAGCAGTGTGGGCGGGCGTGTGGTGCCAGGAGTCTGGCTGTGCGGCAGGTTGGTGAGTGGCGCGCGGTATCGCAGGCCTGTTCGATGCGATCCGTAAAGGATTGGTTATGCTGCCTCAGCGCCGCATCGGAACGTGATCGTCCGTTGGTGGGGGAACTGGGAAGGTGGGCCCGAGTGCGGCGTCGTAGCTGATCAACACAGCACCGGCTTGGGGGGATAACACGCCGTGACCGACACTCTGGAGGCACTGGTCGCACGCGCCGCAGCAGGCGGGGACGACGGGGCTGACGCCATTGGGGCGTTGTACGACGAACTGAATGACACCGTGTACCACTGGGTGCGGTTCTACATCCGGGACGGGCACTTCGCGGAAGACCTTTGTCAGGAAGTGTGGCTGAAGGTCGCTCAGAACATCGGTAAGTACCGCGCGGGGACGAGTCTGCTGGCTTGGCTGCGCACGATCACGAAGAACACCGCGCTTGATCACCTGCGCTCGGTGCAGAGGCGGCCCTCGGAAGTGCTGTACGCCGATCATCTTGAGCTCGACCGGCCGCGCTTTGACCAGAGCCCGGAGGAGCACGCTGAGCGGCGGGCACTGGCTGAGGCCGTTGCCGCCCGCATGCAGAAGTTGCGACCTGAGCAGCGCGAGGTCCTGATCCTGCGGTTCTTCGACGGGCTGACCCCTGGCCAAACCGCGGAGATCATGGGGAAGAGCGACGGCGCGGTCCGTACCCTCACGGTACGAGCCCTACGCAAACTCGCCGAAGTCATGCCGGCCGGGCAGTCGTCTCCCCAGCTGATCGAGGAACTGCTGACGGCGGTAGCGGGCAGAAATAGGGTTGTCGGAACACGGGCAGAGACACGAGAGGCGAGGGCGCATGTCGCGACGCGCTGAGCAGAGCGAGCGCCTAGAGCGGGCGCTGGATGGCGGGCCCACCCCTCACGATGAGGAGACCCGCGAGATGTTGGCCGCCGCGGGTGCGCTGCGGCCCGGTTATCAACGCAGCCCTTCGCGGGTGCGCGATGCGAAGGAAGCGATGCTTCGCGAGTTCGCGCGCGTCCAGAACCCGCAGGAGGCGCGGGAAGACGCCGGATCGGGTGACGGCCTGGATGAGCCGAAGCTCCATCGTGAGGAGATCGAACTTCCCGATGGTGCTCAGCTCGTCCTCACCGACATCGAAGACATCACGCCTGAGCGTGCCGAGAAGACGGCCGCGCGTATCGCTCGGATCTTGAACACCAGGGAAAGGGACCGCCAGAGTTGAGCAGCGCAACATCCGGGGGCCTCGGCAGCTGGGGTCAGTCGTGACCGAGTCACAGCCTCGCGTCCGAATCCACATCCTGACCCCCGAGGACGAGGACGACGCAGAGCTCACCGACCTGGGACTTGTCAACCTGGGGGGTGAACGCCTCCTGTTCTTGAAGCCCCAGAGTTTCGACTCTGCCGTACGGCAGGTGCGGTCTGCGTTGCCTGATCTCCCACTGGAGCAGGTCGAACGCTTGGTCCGTGAGCACCCGGAGTTCAAGGACTTCGGTGAACTGCTGGGAACCGTCAAGACAGCTCCACCACTCGACATCACCCCCATGCCCGACGAGCCCCTCTTGCCCGGACGCCCTCGCGGCCGAGCGAGGCGGTGGGTAATCGCTGCGGCGTTGGTGCCTGCACTCGCAAGCAGTTGGGCGCTGGGCTACCTCACCGCCGGCAGCCCAGCAGGAACCTCAGCGAGTGCTCCGGACAAGAGCTCGTCGCCGAGTCCTTCCGGTGCCTCGGTCGGGCAGTCTTCGGTGAAGCCGTTCGTCGGCTCGGAGTTTCTGGACTTCTCCGAGGCTGGCCAGATCGACTGCAAGCCGATCGCCAATCTCGAGGCAGAGTGCACGGACGCTGACGGCATGGTGATGGCAAGCAAGGCGGCCATCGGACCGGACAGCACGATCTTCACCTTCTCGTACGGCGCAGAGCGCATAGGACTGAGGATCTTCGCAGACAAGGACTATGCGAAGACGTGGGTCCGGCAGGACGGCACGACGGAGCTGTACCCCAACCTCTCCCGATCCGGCCGGTACGTGCTCTGGGGCACGGACAAGGGGCGGTTGTCGGAGTACACGGACTTGATCCAAGACACGGAAGCCAACTCGTCGGCGAAAACGAACGTGTCGGGCATGGCAGCGCCGCTCCCGCCTCGTCTGGCCGCGCTCACCCTAGGTACGTTGGGGCTGGACAGGCAGGACGTGGAGACCATCCTGTACTCGCCGCACAGCGCGGCGGTTGACGAACAGGTTCTCCTGGCCGCGCAGTCAGTGCTCGGCGTCCAAACCACCGCCCCGCGGTTCACGGGCGGCGACGACATAGTGGCGATCGCTGCTGGTCTTGATCAGCCGCCCGTGGTGTCCCTGCCTGTGCACACTGCGGACATGGAGCCCCCGGTTGTGCCTGTGGTGGACGGCGGCACTGCTTCCCCTCCGACAGCGAGTACGGAAGGGACGCAGCCAGCTCCTACGACCACCACCCCGTCGACGGAGCCGAGCACCCCGACAGACCCGACGGAGCCGTCCACCGGGGACACGACGCCGAGTGAGCCTCCCGCAGAGACGACTCCCACGGCCTCGGAGCCGTCGGACCTTCCGGCCACCGACCCGGTAGAGGAGACGCCGACTGCTCCCGTCGAGGAGACCCCGGTCCCGGCCGACGAGACGCCGACCACCCCGGTCGAGGAAACCCCGGCGCCCGCGGAGACACCGGCCGCTCCCGCCGAGGAGACGCCCGCGCCTGTCGAGGACACGCCCGCCCCGATCGAAACGCCTACAGAAGGCGCCGAGCCTCCCGGGCAGGCGGTAACTCCGCCCGTGGACACCACGGACCAGGTCGACGATGGCGACCTGCTCATCCTGGACTCCGCCTGGACCGTCGCTGCGGCCTGAACAACCCCGAGGGGCCCCGGACATCAGCCCGGGGCCCCTCGAGTGCGTAGCGGTCAGAACGGCGGATCTTCAGGCGCTGGTCCCGCCCACGGGTCATCGGCAGCGGGCCGCCCCTGCGCCGCGGCCGCCGGGCGCTGTGCGCCGCCTCCGGTCTTGGTGACCTTCGCGGTGGCGTTGCGCAGGCTCGCGCCGACCTCTTCGACGTCCAGCTCGAACACGGTGCGCTTGACGCCCTCACGGTCCTCGTAGGACCGCTGCTTGAGGCGCCCCTGAACGATGACGCGCATACCGCGCTGCAGGGACTCGGCAACGTTCTCGGCTGCCTGCCGCCACACAGCGCAGGTCAGGAACAGGCTCTCGCCGTCCTTCCACTCGTTGGTCTGCCGGTCGAAGGTGCGGGGAGCCGAAGCGACACGGAACTTCGCGACCGCGGCGCCGGAGGGAGTGAAGCGAAGTTCGGGGTCGTCGACCAGGTTGCCGATGACGGTGATGACGGTCTCGCCTGCCACGGGCGGGCCTTTCAGGAGTCGGGGGCCGGCCCGCGGGTGCGGGCTGGCCGAGGGGTCAGGAGAACAGAAGGCGCCAGGTCAGCGGCCCGGGGATACCGTCCGCGTCGCCCCGCAGCTCCGCGCGGGAGAGCTGGAAGTCACGGACGTTCAGCCGGTCCGCCTCGCCCCACTTCGGCCCGGGGCCGGAGGTGTAGTGCTTGCCGTAGCCCTTCCGGACGAGCTGCTGCCCGAGCAGGGTGATGCTCGCGTTGGACTTGCCGGGCCCGAACTTGTCGGCGCCGGGGAAGGGCGGTGCGGGCTTCGGGGTGGGCTTGGTGGTGGAGCCGCCGGTCGAACCGCCCTTGAGGGCCGCGGCCTTCGTCTTCGCCCTCGCCAGGATCGCGGTGATGTCGATGTCACCAGGATCGCCGTGCACGTTCTCCGGGGGGTGCTGGTGGCCGCACACGCCGGAGAAGCCCCGCCACTCGGCGAAGGTCATCCGCGCCTTGCTGTTGCCGTACGAGGCCGGGTAGGGAAGCCACTCGCCCGGCGCCTTCAGAGGGACGCCGTTCTTGACGTTCTGCCAGGCCAGGAAGTCGGCGAGGTCGTCGAGCGCCCAGTCCGGGGCGTCCGGCCAGTAGATGTAGTGCACGCCCGCCTGCAGCTTGCCCCAGGTCTTGCGGTGCGCGGGGTCGCAGGTGCCGACGAGTTCGACCTGGACGACGTCGTCGGTGTTGGTCTCCACGCCGCCGGCCTTGTTGACCAGAGCCCGCGCGGAGCGGTCGAACGCGTAGTGCTGGTACCAGTCCAGCCGCTTCTTGTCGAAGTTCGGCTTCGCCGTGATGTTCGGCGCGACGGCGCCCTTGGAGTAGTCGACGAGGGTGGTGCCCTCGGTGGTGTGCAGGAGGACCTTGTCAGGGTCCATCAGGTCACCCTTGTAGCTCCCCGAGAAGTCGTACGCGCGGCTGGCGCCCGGGTAGTAGGTGGTGGTCACGGTGCTTTCCTCCAGTGCTGGTGAGCAGGGAGGGAGCACCGTGCAAGGCGGTGGGGGTTAACGTCGCGCCGTGGAAATGACGGTGATCCCGGCGGTGACCGGGGCCGTCCATCAGGGGTGTGGTCAGTCGACGACCTCGGCGTCGACGACGCTGCCGTCCTCCAGCTCCGGCGGGTACTCGACGGCGAACAGGCTCTTGTCCAGGCGCTCGGCGAGCGCGGACAGATCGACAGGTTGCTCGTCGGCGCCGATCGGTGCGCCGAGTCCTGTGATCTCGACGGCCACCACGGCGTCCTTGCCGTAGTGCTCGCGGTGCTGCCGCTCGAGGTACCAGGCGTCCGCGCGCCAGTCTGGGGAGGTGCGGTCCTCGACGGTCTCCTCGACGATCTCGCCGGTGACGGAGTCGCGAAACCGGCGTGTGGTGACCTTGGTGACGATTCCGCCGTCCGCGACCCTGCGGATGTTGGCCATGGCCCGCGCGGCCGCGGTGGCGCGCGCGGTGCGGACCTTCTCGTACAGGGCGGCGTACTCCTCCAACTCCGGGTCGGGGGCCTCGCCTGCGTCGCGGGCCTCGATCTCGGCGCGGCCCTCGGCCATCCACCGGAGGAAGGTGGTGCGGGAGATCCCGGCCATCTCCGCGGCCAACTCGACGGCGACGCCTGTGCGGGAGGCCGCGACGAGCCGCTGCTCGACCTCTTCGGAGAGCAGGCGTGGGCGGCCGCCGCGGCTACTGGGCCGGCGGGCCTTGCGTCGAGTGGACATGGGCGGACCTCTGCGACGGGTCAGCGGCCGGTGTTGAACATGTGGCCGCAGGCAGGGCAGGTGGTGTGTGCGGCGCGGCCGTCGTCGTCAGGGCTGAGGCTGGCCCCGTCGCCGTCGTCGGGCAGGTGGAGGGTGGGCGGTTCGTCTTCGCGGATGCCGCCGGGCAGGGTCTCGGGGTCGACCTGGCCGAGGAGCTTGTCGAGTTCGTCGTACGGGATGGCGAGGGAGTCGAACAGCTCCATCTCGTTGGTGGCCAGGTCCTCGAGGATCGCGGCGAACTCGCGGGGGTCCCAGCCGCCTTCGCCGGGGAGCCGGTTGAGCTTGATGGCCAGGGCCTCGGCCTCGGCGTCGGACTTGGAGGACCAGCCGCGCAGCAGGGGGACGAGCCATCCGCCGTCCTCGTCGAGGACGACGCCGCCCGGCAGGGGCATTCCGCGGTTCTGCATCTCTATCAGGGCCTCGCGGCGGCCGTGGCCGTGCAGGACGCATTGGGTCCGCTCGTCGGCGACGGGGACTTCGACCAGGCCGTGCATGCGGATCGCGTCGATGAGGAGTTCCAGCTCGTGCCGCTTGGGGTTTCGCGGCGCCGGCGTGAGGTTGGTGAGCGGCACGTACGCGATGAAGCGCGGCGGTTGAGCGATCGTCTCGGTCACGGCTGGTGCGGTCCTCTCCCATGCGTCGGTACCGGCGGCGGGTGAGGACTGCGAGCCCGCGGACTCCTACCGCGGCGCCCCGCCTCGCAAGCGGGACATGCCGTCATGGCCGGTCCTCGCCCGCTGCCGGGCCGGCGCTGCCCTCGTTCCGGTTGGGGTGGCGCCGGAGCTCCACCGGCTCCCGGTGACGTCGCCAGAAGTGGTAGGGCCGCGGGGGAACGTAGGTAGACACGCCTCTTGCGTCGCGTTCTACACACGCGAGTCTCATTGCTGTACTATCGACGTGGCTGGGAGAGCGACCCAGCTACCTGGGCCTAGGTGTAACAAAAATCGGCGGCTGTCGTACCTCCATGCGACGCCCCGAGACGCCCCGCCCGGGACAGCCCTAAACCCCTGGCCCTTTGGCGTCCGGGGAAATGGAAGGAAGCACCGCATGGCGAACGGCGCCACCGAGGAAACTCGGGCCGGTCAGTCAGTTGAGCCGCCTCTCTCAGAGGTTGGCCTCGTCGGGGCCCTCGCCCGTCTCCTGAACGAGCGGACCGCAAGGATCATCAAGCCGCGGGTGGACGCGCCGAAGGCGCGCCTGATCAAGGCGTACGAGGGCGGGCAGTCCGAGCTTGTTGTCCGAGTCGGTGACGACGTCATCGGCCGTTACAAGGTGAACGTGGCGCAGCCGAAGGTCGTTGTGGACCCTGACAACGAAGACGCGTTGAACGCCTACGCCGACGAGCACGGCGGCACCGAGGTCGTCATCCGTCGAAACGCAAAGTGGGAAGAGGCCCTGCTCAAGTACGCGGAGTACGACGAAGAGACGGGCAAGATCGTCGATTCCCGCACTGGCGAGTTCGTCCCTGGTCTCAAGTACGAGAAGGGCGGGGAGCCCACAGGGAGCCTGACCTTTACGTGGGAGCAGAAGGACGTCGGCAGGAAGCGGCTGATGCGCCACTACCAGGACGGCACACTGAACCACCTCCTGGGTGAGACGCCGGAGTTGATGGCCGGCCCCCGGCCCGCCGCCGACGACCAGCGCTGACCGCCTCGGGCCTGGCCTCCCATGGCCAGGTCCCGCTCTCCCCAAGGGACACCAATGACCACTCCCTCTGACGTGATGGCGCCTGCGCTTGCCAGCGGTATATCTGATCGTGCGTTCCGAGTCCTTCACGTTCTGGCCCTGCACATGGATCACGGATGGGTCTCCATCCCGCCCATTGCTGAACTCCTCGGGATGACCCCCCATCAGATCCGTCTTCCGCTCGCCGAACTGCGTGCGGCAGGCATGGTCGAGCACGACCGCCGCTACGAGACTGGCGACACGGGTCGCAAGACGTGGCACACGTACGTCCGCCTCGCCGACGACACGCCCGCCGAGGCCGCTGCATGAGCCGCAATAGCGCCTCGGGCAGTGTCCGCGTAAAACGGCGGACGCCGTTCGTCATCATCGAGTCGGCGACCGCCCGCGACACACGCCTGAGCTACCGCGAACTCGGGTTGCTGACCTACCTCCTGGACCAGAGCGAGGACTGGCAGGTCCGTTCGGAGCAGCTCTCCCAGGGCGAGGGACGCGAAGGCCGTGACGCCGTCCGTAAGTCCCTTCACAGACTTGCGGCCTGCGGGTACTACCGCCTTGAGCGGCGTCGCTTCCGCAACGGCAAGACCGCCATGGGCACGGCCATCTCCGACCATCCCGTCGAGCAGTGGGCCACCGACTACGTGACGTTCGGCAACAAGCTCGATATCCCCGTGGTGGAACAGGAAGACGGCACCTTCTGCGTGAAGTACGCGGACGGCACCCTCGGTAGCGACGGGTTCGACGTGGCCCCCGAGGACGTTGAGCCCCCAGCCGAGGAGGAGCCGGAGGAGGAACCAGCCGCTGGTGAACCGGAGCCCTCGGCCGCCGCGCCAAAGGACACCTCCACGACGCAGCCCGCCAAGAAGACGTCCACCCAGAAGACCGCGGCACAGGAGAAGGCGGCCACGGCCGAGGAGAAGGCCGCGCAGGAGAAGGCCGCCGACGCGGCTGCTCGCAAGGTCGCCACTTGGTGGTGGGACCACGCCGAGAAGCACCTAGGCAAGTACGTCGGCCAACGTGGCGGATTCATGGCCGTCGTAGCCATGGTCCGGCGCGCGCTGGACGCGGGCTACAGCCAACAGGAATGCGCGAAGGCACTTCAGCACGCCCGAAAACACTTCCCCGCCGCACAGCAGTGGCAGGACGCCCTTGGCGTGGTCACCAACCACATCCAGCCGCAGCAGCGCAGCGGACGCATTCCGTACAGCGACTCGGCGACCTGGGGCACGACGAACGACGCCCCGAGCCAGACCCCGACTGACGACGCAGACGACGCCACCTTCGGCGTGGTCGCCCGCCTGTAAGGAGCGTGACCGATGTCTCTCACTACGGACGCCCCGGCGATCCCTGCCCCTGCCCGCGGTCTCAACGCGCTCGGCGACCTCAGCGAGCACGTTCTCAGCGTGCTCAAGAGGGGCGGCGCGGACCTGTCCCAACTCGGTGTCCCCGCACAGCCGGAACCAGAAGACGGTCTGTGGGAGGACGTAAGCGTGCCGCAGGCCCGCGTCCGCCGCGACGTATGGAGGAACAGCATGCTGGACGCCGCGCACCACGAGTACCTGCACTTCCGGTTCGAGCACCTGGACCCGAACCAGAAGCCGAACACGCTGCGGAACTGGCTCGGCTCCCTGGTGGAGGCGAAGAAGCGCAAGGCGCGGCCCGAGGTCCTGAACCTGATCGTGCCCGGGAACATCGGCAGCGGTAAGACGGCCGCGGTTTGCGCGCTGGGCAACGAGGCGTCCGAGCAGGGCCTGGTCGTGCGCTTCGTGAAGCACGCCACCTACCTGACGTGGCGTCGCCCGGACTCCGCCCCGCACAACCTGACCGCACATCAGGTGCGGGAGCGGTTCGTCACCTGCGACCTGCTCGTCCTCGACGAACTGTGCGGCGAGATGGACATGACCGCCACGGAGTTCGCCCGCAAGGAGACCATCGACCTGATCGACTCCCGGCTGGCTGCCGGCCGTGCAACGGCGTTCTCGACGAATCTCCGCAGCCGTAGTCAGCCGGGCAGCCCCGGCCTCGGCGTGGTCGACATCCTCGGAGAGCGGTTGCTGTCGCGGCTCGAAGCCTCTGCCCACCTGCTGAAGATCACGGGCGCGGACCGGCGGAAGCCCCTCAAACCCCTCGACTGGTAGCCATCTCGAACTTCCCCAGCCGATAGCCGAACTGACATGGCGTGAGCAAGTCAGCGCGAGAGATCAAAAGACGCTATATCGTTTAGTCGACCCGGAAGGCCATGAGCATAAGCCGACCGGGAAGGCCCGAACGAAGGGATGGTGTCTTGCCGAAGGTGTCGTTTTTCCGCGCCCGCCGGGGCAGCGAGCAGAAGCCGACAAAGCTGCTCAACGAGTCCGGGGTGCCGCCGTTTACCCGCTGGGAGCGCTTCGGTGCCAGCTTGACCGCAGTGGGTGGGGCCGCCGTTGGAGGCCTCGGCTTCTACGCATCGTTCGACGCCGTGTCGACCGCCGCCGCATCCTGGGGCTTCACGGAGCCGTGGGTCCTTCCTACCGCCATTGACTCGGCCATCCCGGTGTTCACCGGGGCATACCTCTTCCTGATCCGTATGGGTATGCCGCTCGCCTGGGCGCGGATCGTCCCCTGGACTCTGAGCCTGATCACCTGCGCGCTGAACGTCGCGGCTGGCAGCTCATTGTGGTCCAAAGTTGCGCACGGCTCCATGTCCCTGCTCTGGGTTGCCGTCTCTGAAATCGCCGCGCACATCTACGCCGTCCGGATTGGTGCCGCCACCGGGCGTCAACTCATGGACAAGGTCAGGTGGGCTCGCTGGTTCCTCTCGCCGCTGGCTACCTTCCTGCTCTGGCGTCGTATGAAGCTGTGGGAGCTGACGTCGTACGACGACGCGCTCGACCTGGAGCAGGAGCGACTCGTCTACCAGGCGCTGCTCCGCGGCCGGTTCGGGCGGGCGTGGCGCAGGAAGGCTCCGGTCGAGTCGCTGCTGCCGCTACAACTCGTCCGCCGCGGTGTCCCGCTTGTCGAGACGGCTGCCAGCGGTCTTCGCGCGGCAGGCATCGAGCCCACGGGCATCTTCGCTCGGCCGCCGGCCGCGCCGGTCGAGGAGGTGACGGCGCTCCCGGCCGCGGCCCCGGCCACGACACCCGCCCCAGTCCTGGCTCCGACGGTTCCGGTGGCCGCCAACAAGCCGCGCGCGGTCAGGGCCTCCGTGCCCCCGCAGTCGCCGCCGCGGAACCAGCAGCAGTGGAGCATCCCGCAGTGGAGCACTGAGGATGAGCTGTACGAGATCATCAAGGACGTCCTGGACAACGGGCACCGGGAGGCCTTCAGGGGACCGCTGACCGGCAAGGCGATCGGGCTAGTCCTCGGCAAACACGAGGGCGAGGGCCGTAAGGTCCGTGGCCGCCTCATCAAGACCTACGCCGCGACGAAGGGCATCAGCATCCCGGACAAGGCCACCATTGGCGAGATCTTCGCGCTGTTCGGCCAGGCACTGACGCCAGTCAACCCGTAAGGCATCCTGCCTCTACCCGTACCGAAGCGGCGGGCTCCCCTCCTGGGGTGCCCGCCGCCTGCATGATCGGACCCTTCCATGACACCGGAGATCCTGGCCCGGATCGCCGCCGCCCGTGCTGCCCGCGACCTTTCCGACCTGGCCCGGCAGGCGGTTGGCATGACAGCCGAGACGACCGGCGTCACCGAACGAATCGCGAGCGCCCGCCGCCTGCGCCAGATGGTGAACGAGTACGTCGACCGGGTCGTCCTGGCCGAGGTACTGGCCGGCGCCGACTGGGCGGAGGTCGCTCAGGCGCTCAGCCGCCGCGACCCGGGCACGGTGGAGGCAGAGTACGCCGACGCCGTGGCGGAGTGGAGCGCGCTCACCGAGGACGAAGCCAACGAGGCGGCCGCCGGCGTCGAGGACCTGGACGACTGGTACGCCCGGCACCGCGAGGATCACGACCCTGACCTCGAAAAACCCGTCGCTGATCTGTTGAACAGGCATTGAGTCGGGCCTTCGTACGGGTAGACTAGTACAGCAATGAGACCAGCGAGAGCTTAGCGCTGTCGCTGACTCATCCTGCGCGGGAGAGCAACCCGCGGGCCCGAACGAAGGAACACGATGCCTGGTATCACCACGCCCCAGCGCGAGCGCAGATCACGCAAGCCGACCGGTCTCCCGAACCCGCCCATGATCGTGCTGTGCGGACCCGAGAAGTGCGGCAAGAGCTACGAGGCCGCCCTCGGCACGGCATCCGACCTGGTCGGCATGACGTACTGGATCGAGGTGGGCGGGTCCGAGGGTACGGCCGACTACTACGGCCGGATTCCCGGAGCCCGGTACGAGATCGTCGAGCATGAGGGCACCTACCAGGACATCCTCGACGCGGTTCGATGGGTCATCGCTCAGCCCCGGGTCAACGGCAAGCCCAACATGATCGTGGTGGACAACGGCACGAACATGTGGGACATGCTCAGCGACGAGCAGGCCCTGTTCGCCCGGCGGCGGGCCGTGCGCAAGGCACAGGACAACCGGCGTCGGGCCCCTTCGCTGGACGACCCGGTCGTCGTCGACGCGGACCTGTGGAACCGGGCCAAGGACCGCTGGGGCGAGTTCTTGTGGCTGCTCCGTCGGCACTCCGGCCCCGTGGTGATCATCGCCCGTCAGGAGATCGTCACGGCGTTCGAGAACGACAAGCCCACGCGCAACACCACCCGGAAGATCAAGGCGGAGAAGAACCTCCCGGCCGCGGTCGACGCCATCGTGGAGCTTCACAGCCTGGGCGAGGCGTACCTGACTGGTGTGCGAACCCTGCACTGGGACGTCAAGCCCGGTGAGACGGTCCCGTTCCCGGACTTCTCTATCGACACCCTCTTGCGTCGGCTCGGGTTCGAGGAGGCAGCCGCCGTCCGGCAGGTCACCGAGGCCCGGCCCGAGGCGTACCTGCAGGAGCAGGACGACCAGCGCGCCCAGCAGCGGCAGCCCTCCCCGCAGCAGGCACCGGCCCGGCAGCAATCCGGGCACCCGTCGGGCCTGACGGGGGAGCGGGCCGTGGAGCTGGTCTACAAGGCCCTCAAGGACGAAAACAACCCGGAGGCGTGCCTGCACGCCATCCGTGAGGAGTGGGGCATCCGCACCCTTCGGCAGATCCGCACTCGTACGAAGCTGTGGGGCGAGATGAACGCGGACGCTCTGATCACCAAGTCTCTCGCGTACATCAAGGAGCAGGCGGAGCAGCGCAAGAACGCCGCCGGCGGAGGGAAGCCGGCCGGGCCCAGCACCCCGCCGCCCGGTCAGGGGGAGCAGGAGCAGGCGCGCGAGCACCACGAGCCCCCGGCCCAGCCGCAGACCCCCAGCGAGCCGGGCACCGAGCAGGCGCCGCCGGACGAGAACGACGCGCCCCCGCCGCCGGACCCGCAGGCCGAGGAGCCCCCGCCCGCGGAGTCCGCGGAGGACACCAGCGCGGCCGAGGAGCCGCAGGACCTCCCGCCCCAGCGCGCCGCCAAGGCCGCCCCATCCCGGAAGAAGGACGACCCGAAGCAGATCGCGTACCAGGCTCTGCTCGACGAAGCCGAGGTTCAGGCCCGGGTGAAGTTCACTACCGTGGGTGAGCATCTGGGGCCGGTCACCGAGGTCGGAGAACCCGGCCTCGGGCAGCTCCGGGACTACATCCAGGCCCACCGCGCCGAGGTCATCACTCTCCTGGAGGAGGCCGACGAACCCGCGCTCGCCGATCTCTACCGCAGGGCGCCGATGCCGGATCTCGGCATCAAGAAGAAGTTCGCCGACTACTTCGACCGCGCGCCCTCCCGGCAGTGAGGTGACGTGAGGTGACGCGCGCCCGGGACCGCTCGGGCGCGCCCACCGCTCTGCGTGGCCTCCCCGTGCTCGTCACCTCACCTCACCTCAAGGGGCGCGCCGCGCGGCTCGCACTCGCCTGCAGGCGCGCCCTGGGCCGGTGGCCGGCGCGCCCGTGATCGCCGCCCGAGGCGCACCCGCGCCGCGCGCCGCGCTCCCTCGACCGCGCGCCTTCCCCACGGTGGCGCGCCCCGGCCTGGCGCGCCACGGGCTGATCTTGGCGCGCCCTCAGCCGCGCGCATGCGCCCGCGCGGGCCAGGCGCGCCCCGATCTGGCACGCGGCGCTCCCGCCTTGCCGCGCCGCGCGCCGCACCGATCTGAGACGAGCGCGCGCCGCGCCCCGTGCCCGCGCGGCATCGCGCGCCGCCGGGGGCGCGCCCCACCTTTCGGGAGGCGCGCGCCCTGTGACCTGCGAATTCGCCGACGGCGCGCCCCCTTCCCCGGTGGGTGCGCGCCTGCCCGCGCGAGTGATCAACAACGGTTGGCGCGGCGCGCGGGCTGGCTGGGCGCGGCCCTCGAGCGCGCGCCCTCGACGTGGAGCGGGGCGCGGCCGCGCGGTCAGGTTCCGCGCGCTGGTTCCCTCGAGCGCGCGGGCTCGGCGCGCTCGCGCTCGTGGTCGAGGCGCGCCCGGAGACGACGAAGGGCGCGCCGCTGGGCGCGCCCTCTTCGGTGTTCCGGCCTGTTGCCGCGCGCCTCTACGGCGCGCGCTTCGTCGTGGCTCGGCGGACCGCGCGCGCGTCCCGGCGCGCTTCCCGCTTCCCCTCCTGCAACTCTGCACGCACCTGGTGCAGGAGGCTCGACAGCTCCTCGGGGTGCTTGTCGCCGAGGAGGCGAAGCGCACGCAGCCGTACGTTCGGCTCGCTCGGCATCCGGCCGTAGCGCGCCTCGGCGTACTGGATTGCGTACCGCAGGAAGCGCTGTTCTGCAGCGGCCCGGTCGCGGAGACCACGGACACGGGCGTCGTGCGCCTTACGGCTCTCGTCGGGCGCGGCCGCCGGCAGGAACCGGCCCGGCTCCTCCGCCATCAGGCGGCAGACCTCGTCCGCCCTGGCCGCTACCCTCGGTGACCGAAAGGCGAGGGCCTGCACCCGCCGCGGCACTGGTCCCGTGACCGGCTCGTCGAGGACGAACGCCGTCCACCGCCGGGTGAACGTCTCGTCGTCGAGCGCTGCAAGGTGCTTGGCCTCCTCGTGCGCCAGGTCCTCGACGACGTCCTGATACGGACGCATGGCCGCCTGCAGGCTGGCACGGAACGGTGCGATGCGGGCCGCCTGCTGCTTCCTGCTCTCGCCCTCCTGGAGAGGCAGGAAGGTGCGGGCCCGCTTGATGGCCAGCTCCAGCGCATCAAGGGTCCGCGGTGCCATCTGGGGCGCGGCCAACGCGGCGGCCTGGACGTCGTGCGGGGCGTCGCGCTTGTCGGGGGCCCCCGTGATGTGGCGGACAACCGCGTTCATGAACTCGTCGGGCCCCATGCCCGACAGGCGCTTGATCGCCGCCTCGACCTCGTGCGCTTCGGCCATGCGGTCTGTTCCTCCGGTTCGGGTCGGGCCCGCTGCTCTCGGGCCTAAAGTGCGCGTCGTGCCTGCTGGGGCAGCAAGAGGTGGCCGTACCGAGCCTTGCGACAGCGTGTGCCGGGTTCATCGCAGGAGCAACCACTCCCCGGCCCCGAGTGCTCTGCACGCACCCGGTGGTCTCGATGCACTTGTCAGGCGCGCCCTGGGGAAGGAACACCGCGGTGTCTCTGAACCCAACGCCTGACGGCAGTCTCAACGCTTTGTCGCGGCAGCGATACAGCCACCTCGAGTGCTGATGGTACCCGCCGGCGGAGGGCCGGACGGGCGTCGTCGCTCTTATTCGGCCTGCTGGGGCGTCCTCTTGGTCGTCAGGGCCTCGATCATCGGTGCGAGCTTGCTGGGCTTCCACAGAAGGTCGTAGCTGGTCTGGGAGGCGGCGAGGACGCCGAGGAGGGTGGCGGCCGTCAGCTTTCCGTGCTGGAACTGGTCCAGGCCCCCGTCGGCGCCGACGGCCGCGACACCGGCGATCAGCGCGGCCACGACCGCTACGACCTTCTTCCACTTCGCCGGCCAGGCCGGGCGCTGCACCACCGCGGTGAGAAGCGGGAGCACAGCGCCCACCTGGGCGCCGGTCGTCAGGGACTGCAGAGTGCTCATGGGTCCTGCCCTTCATGCTGGGTTGCGTGTCGGGCGGACTGTGCGCGGCGCCGGTGCCTTGCGTCGCGTGCTCGCTCAGGTACCGGGCCCGTCGACCAGGTCCTCGGCGAGTTCGCGCGGCGGCGTGGGGGCGGGACGGTCGTACAGCTTGGCGACCAGGGCGCGGAGCTGGTGGATGTATTCGACCGCCGCGGCCTTCCAGCGGCGCCACTGCCGCTGTTCCTCCTCCAGGCGCTCGACGCGGTTCTCCAGCGTGGTCACCCGCTCGAGGGTCTTGGCGTTCGTCTCGCGCTGCTGCTCCAGGAGCTTGGTGAAGCCCTCGGTCACGGTCTGGACGGACGCCACGAAGGTGTTGGCCTCCTGCGTCTGCGCGTCGCTGTCGGTCTTGCGCTTGTTCCCCCGGTACACCAGCCACGCCCCGCCCAGCACACCGGTCATGCCGAAGAAGGGGGAGAGGACAGGCGCCAGAGAGGTGAGCCACTCCACGGGGCGCCTCCTCGGTCATCGGTCGTCAGCTTGGGTGCGCGGGAGCCTGGGCCCGAAGGCCCGCGGCCCCCCGCAGCGCGGGACCCTGCATCACGGCGAACGCTTATGTCTCCGTCAGCGTCGGTTGCGCGGATGTCGGGCTGACGCCGGCGACTGCGTTCCAGCCGGTGCGGATCGCTTCGAGGATCTGGTCATCCGTGATAGCGGCGGCCATGGCTGGCGCTTCCGTCGTCCCGGTGGCGGCTGCGGCGGCGACCATCGGAGGCGAGGCGACGATGCCGACCATCATCTGCACGGTCTGTGCCGCCGTGGGGCTCAGCACGGTCTTGGCCAGGTTCCAGCGCAGCGGGTAGCCGGGTGTGTCCGGAGACTCGGCAAAGACTTCCTGCGCGATCATGGCGATGGCTAGGCGGACGCGCGGCAGTAACGTCGGCTCGTCGGCGAGACCACAGAGGGCGCTCAGCGGGAGCGGCAGGGTGGGCAACGGGGGCCTCCTCACTTCGTGTAGGTGACGCGCAGCTTCGGGGGGTTGGTCTGGCCGTAGCCGCGTGCGCGGCCGTAGTAGGTCAGGCTCGAGTTGTTTGGGTCCAGCGCGATGCCCCGCCACTTCGTGGAGTCGAACACCGATGTGATGTCCACCCACTTGCCTTCGTTCTTGGCCCAGGAAATCGTCTTGGACTCGGGGTCGCAGGAGAACGTGGAGGGGCGAGACGTGAAGCCGTGTGCCTTGATCACGGCGCTACCGCCGTTGTTGTAGTACCAGTGATCGAAGTACAGGTAGACCTCGGCCTTTTGGATGGTCGCACCGGACAGATCGGTGCCCAGGGACGACGAGAAGCCGATGAGGCTCGCCTGCATGCCGTTCGTGGAGCTGTAGTAGCCCTGATAGCAGGAGTTGCCCCAGTAGCTGTTGTACGAGCCGCGGTTCGAGTACGACCCGGACCAGGTCGCGGAGTAGGTCTTGGTGTACTGCACGACGGGCGGGGTGGCTGTGCCGCCTCCGGTGTTGTATCCGCCGGTCTTCGGGATCTCCGGGCCGATGTCCTCGGCGTAGAAGACGCAACTGCGGCCGGTGGTGGGTAGGCCCAGTTCGAATGTCGTGCCGCTGGTGCTGCCGGAGTTCTCGAAGGAGAGCAGGAATCGGTGCAGGCCGGCGCCGAGCGTGCTGCCCGGAACGATGTACTCGAGCTCCGCTGTCCAGTACCGGCCCGTGTGTGAAGGGGTGAGGATGACGTGCTGGCGCAGCGTCGACGTGATTGTGGGCGTGGCGGTGCCGCCGTCTCGGAGGTAGAGGCGGGCCTCCCCGTCGTTGTTGTTGTCGAAGTCGGCCGTGGCGTGGAACTTGATGCGGTACATCCGGCCGGACTCGATCGTGACGGGCAGCTCGAAGTAGCCGAGCTCTGTGCCGGTTGCTGTCACGGTCGTGGCGGGCACGCCGTAGGAGATGATTCCGCGCGGCCGCTGGTCGAGGACTGTGACCAAGGGGTCCCCGCCCACAGTGAGGGTGTCGGCGACCGCCAGGCTCTGGAAGTAGGCGCCGCCGGTCTGGTCGATCGTCGCGACGGGCAGGCCGTCCGCGCTGAGCGTCAGGTAGTTGGGGCGGCCGGTCAGAAGGGAGACCGCTTCCTCCCCGTTGTCGTCAAAGAGCTGCAGGCCTCGGGGACTGATTTCTGAGCGGGCTCCGGCGAAGCCGGACGCGAGGACGATGCGCGCCTTCGCGTTGTCGTACTGGACGGTGCCGACGCTGGAGTTGACGGTGGAGCACGCGATGCGGAGCTGCGTCGTGCCGGCGGGGGCAGCATCGTCGGGAACGCCGCTCAGCGTGGTCCATGCGCCCTTGACTGCTGCGTTGTCCCCGGTGGTCACGGTGCTGTACCCGAGGATGTTCCCGGCCGTGTCCAGCCACTGCCCGTAGAGGCTGACCCGGAGACCGTTCCAGTCGGTGGAGGCGTAGTAGTCGATGGCCAGCCACAGCTTTTGGCCTGGCATCCCTGGCACCGTGGCCAGCGTCATGGAGCGGGTGACGGCCGTGGGGTTGGCGGCGTTCACCTGCAGGGCCTGCGGGGTGTTGTTGCCGGGGCTGACGATGGACCAGTACGTGCTCGTGGAGGCGCGGCCGGTCGAGATGGCGCCCTCAAAACTGGGGTCGGCGATGAGGTTGCCGTCAGTGCCGAGGGACAGCCGGTCGGCGGTGATCGCTCCGGCCTTGATGTGGGTGGCGTCGATGGCACCTGCGGCGATGGCGGTTGCCGTCACGCTGTTCACGGCCATCTTGTCCGCCGTGATCGACAGCGCCGCCAGCTTGTCGGTGGTGATCGCCAGGGAAGCGATCTTCTCAGCCGTGACGGACAGGGCGATGAGCTTGTCCGTCGTGATGGACCCGGCCAGGATCTTCGGCGCAGTGATCGAACCGTCCGCGATCTGCACCCCGGGGACGAGCGGGCGGAGCGCCGCGTTGTCGAACCACACGTCGCCAGCAGTGACCTGGGCGGCCTCGATCCGAATGCTGGCCCGGACGGTCCCAGCCGGCGCTGTGAAGGTGCCGGACACCCGCCCCCAGGTCCCGACTGCGGGCGTTCCCGGTGTTCCGGCGACGCCGTAGCCGAGGATCGTTCCCGAGGCGTCTTCCCACCGCGTGTGGATGTTCACCCCGCTGCCGGCCCAGTCCGCGGACAGGTAGTAGTCGGCCCCTAGGTACAGCTGGTCACCGGCGAGTACCGGGATCAGGGTCAGGGGCACGGCCCGGTAGATCGCAGTGGCAGAGCGGCAGTCGATTTTGACGGAAGCGGCGGAGCCATTGCCCTTGGTCTTGTCCTGCGCTGCGTACGAGATTCCGAGGACGAGCGAGGCGGTGACGGCTCCCTCGAACGAGGGGTCGGGCAGGATGTTGGACCCGCCGGTGACCGTCAGCTTGTCCGTGGTGATGGCGCCTGCTGCTACCGCGTTCGCCGTGACGGAGCCAGCCGCCAACTCGGAGGCTGTGACGGAGTTGGCCTGCAGCTCCCGCGCACTGATCGCGTCTGCGGCGATCTTTCCGGCGGTCACGGCGTCCGCGGCGAGCGCTGCGGTGTTCACGGCCCCGGCCGTGATGTTGACGGAGTCGACGATGCCGGTCTTGAGGGCTTCGAGCGTCACGCAGTCGACCTGCATGACGCTGGTCGATGTCCCGCCGAGCCCGTTGTAGTTGAGCCACACGTACGGCGCGAGGAAGCGGACGTCGTTGTGTACGACGCCGGGGTTCCGCGGGTCGTTGTTCGGGCCGGTCGAGCCGACCGCGGCGCGGTCCTTGACGAAGCCGACGACCGTCACCCAGCCGTCAGCGGTCGTGATGGGCTTGCCTGACGCGGCGACGTAGTAGTGCGAGTTCGGGCTACCGGCGGTGCCGTTGCGGTTGACGAGAGTCTTTCCGTCCGCGCCGATGCCGGCGACGCCGACATAGAACGTCTCGGTGGCTCCGACCGGGCCGGTGAGGCGGACTCTGGCGCTCAGCCGGTACAGCACGCCGGGTTCGTACGGGATGGCCGTGGTGCCCTGCAGACGGTTGTAGCCGGTGGCCTGCCCAACGTTCTGGCTGGTGGGGGCGTCCGCGACGCCGGAGCGGTAATCCCAGACGCCCCCGGTGCCCTTGTCCGTGACGGTCCACGCGGCGGGGTCGTTCATCGTGTCGACGTAGCGCTGTGCTGCGCTGTCGCTGAGGGCGCCGCCGAGGGCGTTGATCAGGACGGCACCGTTGGCGATCTTCCCGACGGTGACCGCGGCCTTGGCGAGCTTGTCCTCGAGGACCGCGCCGTCGGCGAGTGCGGTGGACCCGACAGCGCCGAGGGCGATCTTCGCCGCGGTGACCGCGTTCTGTGCGAGCTTGACATCGGTGACCATCCCGTCGACGAGGTCCTCGCTGACGGCCTGGCGGGGCTTGCCCTCAACGGCGGTGGAGGGCGGCCCGGTGACCGCCGCGGTGTTCGCGGCGACCAGGCGCACCCAGACGCTGGTGTAGCCCTCGGTGCCGACCGTGACGGTGCCGCCGAGGGGGGCCGTGATGGTGCCGACCTGGGTGATGACGGAGGGCTCGAACGTCTCGGTGGTGCCGAGGTGGACCTGGACGAGCGAGAAGTCGGAGGGAGCCTCAGCGGCGTCCGTCCAGGCGCCGTCCCATCCGACGGTCAGGCCGGCCAACTTGGACTCGATGACCGGAGGGGTGGGGGTCGGGGGTGGGGTGGTGTTGACGGGGACCAGGGCGACGCCGCCGTCGGGCTGCACGCCGACGGAGCCCTTGAGGGTGCCCTCGTCGTCGTAGATGTCGAGGCTGCCGCCCTCGATGCTCGCGTTGTTGAGTTGGTTGGACCGTTCGAGCGCTGCCAGCCGGTCCTCGAGCTGCTTGAAGTAGGAAGCGAACTGCTTCGCCTTCTCCCGCTTGTCCAGGTTGAAGGACGACACCCGTCCTCCCTCCACTGCTTCCGCGGCCGCCGGGATCTCCGGGGCAAGCGGGAGAGTGGAAGGAAGGAGGGGTTAGTGTCGCGGTCTGGTCATCCGTAGAAGTCGCTGCGCGTGAGCTGCAGGACCGCGGTGCCGGCGGCGGGGTCGATCTCCTCGGAGACAACGCGGTGCCAAATGGCGAGTTCGCCCACCCACGGCACGTCGACCTGGAGGAGGATGCGGTCGCCCAGCGCCCACGAGCCAAGCGGGGCGTTGGGGTGGTGGCGGATCGCGATGGACGGAATCGTGAGCTGTTCCGAGTGGCGGGCGCGTTCCTTCTTGCCGTACTCGGTCAACGTCCTCGCGTTCGCGGTGCTCTTGTGCGTGATGATCTTCGCGCGGCGCAGCCGCTTGTCGTCGACGACGACGCGGACCCGGGCCGTCTTTTGCCCGCTGCCCTTACCCAGCACGTAGACGTTGTTCGCGAAAAAGTCCCCCTGATAGTTGGGGGTGGCGATCTCGATGACGTTCTCGCCCTGCGCAAATCGCAGGTCGGAGCGGGCCTTGCCGAGTCGCCGTGTGCCCAGGTCGATGTGGTGAAGGATCTTCTCCTTCGTGCCGTCCCAGTAGTGCCGCTCGAGGAAGTCGCCCTTCGCGAGGTTCATGACGTCGGTGATCGTGGAGCCACAGTCGGGGTTGTCCCACCACAGCAGCTCCCACGGGTCCTCGCCGTTCGAGGCACCGAGCTTGTACCCGGAGTCGTGGCCGTCGAGGGTGACGCCCAGCTTGCCCATCTTGTAGTCCTGCAGGTGGGCCCAGATGTGCCGGACGACGTCGTACGCATCCCATCGGGTGCTGACCTTGTCCTTCGGCTTCTTCGGCATCTTCTTCTTTGGGTGGGTGCCGTCGATGTAGCCGTCGTGGTTCTTGTCCTTGCCGTCGTACGCCCATTTCTGGGCAACCTTGGCGCCGGAGCGGATCACCGACCCGAGGTAGGGCATGCCGCTGGGGTAGGCGGTGTATCCAGCACAGGACACCTTCATCGCCTGGCCCTCGAACGACAGGTTCGTGACCAGGCCGCCCCATCGGATGCGGCCCTCGAACTCGGCGAACAGGGCCGTCGACCACTCGGAGATGACCGGTAGACCGTCCGGCTTGGCCATCAGCCGCAGATACTCCGGCTCGATCTTCCCCGTCATCTGGCCGGGCCCGTTCAGCTCCCGCTTGGGCGGGGAGTCCGCGACGAACGGCACGTCCCAGTCGAGGAAGTCACCCGTCACCGCGCGCATTGCGATGTACCGCCAGGCCATCAGGCGCTCACCGGCTCTTGCGAGTAGGTCACTTCGAGCGACAGCACCGTGTACGCGTCCGCGCGAAGGACGCCGGTGAAGCCCGCCGTGCCGATGCCCTCGATGTCGATGTCCCGCATCTGCCCGCGGTCGGCGGGGTCGAGGAGGAACCGGTGCCCGGCCTGGACGGCGAGCCGGCCCGCTTGGGTGGCCCCGTACGGCATGCCGACACCGTGCTGGTCGTTGAAGGACACCCGCACCTGCCCGCGGGCCTCCGTGGTGTCCGGGTGCAGCAAGCCCGTGATGAGGACGTGCACGCTCACGTGCGTCGCCCACTCCGGCACCTTCTCCGTCCACGTGGCACCGAGCGGGAACAGCTCCCAGACGTCGGTGATGGGCCCGACGTCGTCCGGGGACGCCCACGCGCCGGGCAGGTAGCGGCGTGAGGTCTGCGTGCGCGGCCGCGCGATCTGCCGCAGGTCGGTGACCATGCTGGCGGTGATGGCGGTCGTCGACAGCGGCAGGTCGACCCGGGCGAGCGTGATGGCGGTGGAGTCGGGGTCGATGTCCAGGATGCTCGTGGTGCCGGGCGGCACGTCGGGGATGACCCTGGTATAGACGTACGGGCCCACCGTCGGGTCTTCGGGCGCTGGCCACGTCTCCCCGCCGTAGGGGTCCTCGACCCTGGCGATGATCAGGTCCGACCGTCCCCCGTCCGAGGACGTCGGCTCGATGTCCACCTGCCCGGACGTCGGCATGCGGGCCGCGTACGACTGATCGCCTCCGCCCGCGGCCGCGCGCCGCTTCGCGACCATGGCCCCCGGCGCGACCTGCACGGCGCCGGCCGGGGCGTCCAGCGCGGTGACGAGGAGGTCGGCGGGGGCGATGACGCCCTCACCGCCGCACGCTGCCGCCTCGACGATCAGGCGCAGCGTCTCCTCGGACGCTGCCGTGCCCTCGACGAACCAGGGGATGCCGTCCCATGCCATGACTTGTTCTCCTTCTCCGTACGGGAGAGGAGAGAGTGAGAGGCCGAGGGCGCTACTGTCGCCCGCTCACCACCACGAGTACGCATCCCGCCAGGCCATCCGAATCCGCGGCCCTTCAAGGGCGCGGGCCGACGACTTGGTGTAGGACAGCGACGCCGTCCAGTACCCGGGCGGGAGGAACATCTGCGACAGCCGCGGACTCGACCGGGTCAGCTTGTCCGCCACCGACTTCGACGACGAGCTGGTGTAGTGGGTGACCGTACGCACCCACGGGCGGGCGTCGATCGTGACGTGCTCGCCGTCGGGAATCGTCATGGAGAGCTGCACTTCCCACAACGCCGGCGTCACCGTGAGCTTCGGGTTCTTGCACGGCCCGTGGATCTCGACGTAGGGGTATGTGTTGAGGGTGCCGCGCTGCTGGAAGGAAGCGGTCTTCTTCGACTGGAACAGCCAGGCGCCGCCCCCAATCCGGCCGGGCCGCCCTGGCAGCCCAATGAACTGGTGGTCGTACAGCTCGACTTCCTTCTCCGTCTGCTCGTAGAACCGATCGTCGACGGCCGCGAACTCGCAGACAACGGGCGTGTAGCCCTGACGGCTCAGGCGGGAGTGGGAGACGGCGAACTTCCGCGGCCGCCCGTACAACTGGCGGGTGCGTCCCCCAGAGCTGTGCACCAGCCAGGCAGCCCGGCCGGCCTTTCCGCGGATGCCGTCGGCCCGCCACACCTGCCGCAGCATGTTCACGCCGTCCAGGCCCCACTGATACGGCCCCTGGTCCTTCTTGTTGTAGGCCGCGAGCACCGCCTCCGTGTTGCTCCAGTCGCCGACCCGGGTTCCTCGCGGCCACGGGCGCATCGGCCAATGCAGGTCGATGGGGCCGCCCACGCCGTCGACGCCCAGCTCGAACGTGACCGTCGCGTTGCGCTGGTAGTCGCGGCCCATGCGAACGCCGTCCTCGCCCGGCATTGCCGCGTCGGCCAGGTCCATGTCGGCGAACGTGATGTCCGGTTCGCTCAGACAGTAGATGCCCTGCGCCTCGCGGCCGAAGGTCAAAGATGCCCCGGGATAGTTGTCGTAGGAGGAGTAGCCGAGGAGCCATTCACCGTCACGCATTGCCTCCACCTCCCAGGCGGATGCGGCGCAGCTCGAACATGGCGTCCTCCAGAGCGGTTCCCGTCGATGCGACCGCACCGATGTTCAGATTGAGGTCACCGCCGACGAGCGACCCGGCAGCCTGCGCGGCCGCCGTTCGCTGCCTGACGGTGGTGGCGCGCGTCCGTACGCCGCCCTGGGCGTACTGGCGCATCGCGCCGTTGGCGAAGTAGATGACCCGGCCGCCGAACATCTCGGCGACGCGCTCGAGGATCGCCTCGCTGCGCTTGCGCTTGCTGGGGGCCAGGGGGATGTACGCCTCACCGCCGGTCTCCGGCTCCGCCCACAGCCGCCACTCGCCGGGCTTGCCGATCTGCGCAATGTGGTTCTCAGCTCCGGCCGCGAAGGCACGGACGCTGTCCATAGCGCGGCGGATGCCGCCATTGGCGTACCTCACGATGCCGCCGTCCGCGTGCGTACGGACCACGGAGGGCTTGCCTGACTCGCTGTACTGGACGGTGACGTGCACGGTCTTGCCGGTCAGGTTGTTGATCGCGGTCTGGATGCGCTGCACGTTCGCGAGCGGCGACTTCGTCGGGGCCGTGATCCTGACCGTCTTGCCGCCCTTGCCGTCAACGTTCTGGATCTTGTAGCCGAGATCCTTGAGCGCCTTCTGGGCGACGGCGGTGGGCGTCTTGACCTCGATGGACTTGCCCTTGGGCAGGCCCGCGACTTTCTGTTGGACATTCTTCAGGTCGCCGGCGGCCTTCTGGATGATCGCCTGGACTGTGACCTTCTTCTTGTCCGGGGCGTTGGCGATGTCCTGCGCCAGGGCGGCGATGTTGACGCGCGCGCCCCCGGTCGGGGCCGAGACGGTCACCTTCTTGCTGCCGGGGATTCGCTGCACGGTGAAGCCGAGGGCTTCGAGCTGTTCGCGGGCGGCGACGGTGGGCGCGTTGATCTGGATGCCCTTGCCCGGCGGGATGCTTTCGAGCTTGCCGCGCAGGGCCAGGACTTCGGCGGTCGCCTCCGGGATGCCCTTGGCGGTGACGAGGGTGGTGATGGTGTCGGGCACGAAGCCCATCTGGTCGACGAGCGCCTTCGCCTGGTCCTTCGGGATGCCCATGTCCCGGGCGAGTTCGAGGGCCTTCTTCCGGGCCTTCTCCATGGCGGCCTGACCCTTGTCCATGGCATCGGACATGGGCATCAGGCCCTGCTCCCCGGCCTCCTGCGCCTTGGTGGCGACGGCCAGCATGTTGTCGCGCAGCTCCGTGAGCTGGCTGTTGAGGGTCTGCCCGTTCTTTGTGCTGGTGTCGACCAGGTGGTCGTTGCCGACGAGTGCCTTGCCCCAGCCGTCGGCGTGGTCGATGTTCGACTTCATCGTGTCGTCGATCTGGAGCATCACGTTGTTGAGCTGGGCCTCAGCGTCGTGGAAGCTCTGGGTGTTGCCGTTGAGGGCGTCCAGTGCCCGCTTGAGGGCGTCGGTCCGCTCGTCCGCGCTCTTGGTCTTGTCGGAGAAGCCCTGCACGGCCGTCTGCAGCCGGTCGTATGCCGTGGTGCCGGTGGAAGTGCTGCCGTTCGTCGCGTCGGCGAGTTCCTGCTGTCTCTTCCTCGTCTCCTTGAGGGTGCCGTTCATGTCCCCCAAGGCGTCGGCCGCTGCCTTGTACTTCTCGCCCTGCTCCGTGTAGACGAGTTCGGACGCCTTGTCGGCGGCGTAGCTCTTGTAATACTTCGTGGCATCGGCAAGGGTCGTAAGCTTCTTCTGCAGGTCGTCGACTGAGCCGCCCTGGTCCAGGTAGGCGTTCGTGACGTCCTTGAGGCTCACGCCGGCGTCGCGCAGAACATCGACCAACTTGCCCTTGCCGTCGGCGAGCTTGACGTCATACAGGTACGCCGCTGCCTGCGCCCGTACGTTGGCGTCGACCTCGCCGTTCGACTGGGCCAGGGCCTGCGCCAGGTTCTCGACCTGTTCCTCGTGGGCCTCCGCGGCGCGCGCCGCGGCCTCCTGCTTCGAGGCGAGCCAGCCCAGACCGATCGTCGCGGCGGTGATGGCGATACCGAGGGGGCCGCCGAGTGCACCGGTGATGCCGCCGAGTGCCCGTACGGCGACCTTGTTGGCGGCGCCGATACCGCGCAGGGTGCCGGTCAGGCGGCCGCCCTGCTGCGAGACGCGGCTGTAGACACCCGACATGCGGCCCCAGAGGCTCAGGCTCGTGCCTGACGCGGTCGCGGTGCCGCGCAGCGTGGTGTTCAGCGTGCGCACGGAGGTTCCCGCGGCCACGACGGATGTGCCGAAGCCACGGAGCATAGTGGCGACGCCGCTGACGACCTTGAGGGCGAGCATCGTGCCCAGGAAGATGGCCAGGGCGCTGTTCGCACCGGGTATCACGCCCATGATCCCGTTGAAGATCTGCAGCAGGCCGTTGAAGGTCACCAGCAGAACGCCGAGCCCGGAGCCGGCCGCCGACAGGTTCCCGATCGCCGTGGCGATGTTCGAGATCACGGAGATGAGTGCGGGCCCCACGGTCTGGCCGAGGGAGCTGAAGAAGGTGCCCAGGGCGGGCATCAGCTCGAGGCGGATCTGCCGGACCAGGTCAGTGATTCCGCCGTCCTTCATGGACCGGCCGAGCCCGCGCATGAGGTCCCCGAAGAGGAGGTTCACCTCGTGGAAGGTGGGTGCGGCGTCGCTGAACAGCTGCTTCATCGCCTTCTGTCCGGCGCCCGAGTTGGCGTAGCGCTCGAAGCGCTTCATGCTGCCCTCGAGGCCGTCCAGCATGGCGTTGCCGGTGTCCATGGCCGCGCGGCCGACTCCGCCGAGTCCCCGGATCAGGCTGCCGGTTGTCCGACCGAGCTGCGCGGCCTTGTCCCCTGCGTGATCGAGGAACTTCGCGAGGCTGCCGGTTTCCCGGCCTGCCTGCACAGAGGCCCGGAACCACTGCGTCAGTCGCTTGCCGCCCTGGGCGACCCGCTCGACGAACGGGCCGGAGGCGACGAGGAAGTCGGTGGTGGCGTGGCCCATGTTGGCCAGGCCGTCGACCAGGTTGCCGACGACGCGGGAGTTCGTGCCCGCGATCGTCTTGAAGTCCTTGCGGAAGACGCCGGACTTCATGGCCTTGGCGGCGCGGTCGGCGAGGGAGCCCATCTGTGAGGCGGAGTCGCCGAGGGCGTCCTTCAGCAGGGGAAGGACTGACTTCGCCAGGGGCTTGATGTCCCCGGAGATCTTGGAGAAGAACCGCTCACTGATGCTCTTGCGGACCTTGCTCCACGCGCCGGAGAGGGACGAGACCTCGGTGACGGTCTCGCGGGCCGACTGCGACAACTTGCCGAGGGCCTGGTCGAGCTTCTGCTGTTCGGCCTTGGTGACCTTGGTCCCAGCGGCATGCTGCTGCTGGATCTTCAGCGTCTCCTTGAGCGCGTCGCCGAAGCCGGAGAAAGCGATCTTCGTGCCGATGGCGGCGGTGCCCGCCGCGGCGATCAGCCCGGGTATCGCGCCGAGGACACCGACCGCGGGCGCGGCCGCCGAGACCAGGGCGGTGAGTCCGGCGCCGTACTGGCCGATGAGGGCGACCGCGGGCTCCAGCAGGGAGAGGAGTCCGCCGATGAGGAGCCCGCGGCCGCGGGGCATCTTCGCCCGTATCGGGACGTTGACCGGGCGGCGGTCTGCCTCATCCTGGGCGCCGGTGATGAGGTTACGGAGCCCGCTGAGGAGACCGCCGCCGCGGCGGCCGCCGTTGTCGCCGTCGCCGTCCGGTCTGACGGGAAGGTTCAGGTCGAGGTCGTCGATACTGCGGCGGATGCCGTCGAGTTCACTGCGGAACCGCTCCTCGTCGACCTTGACCTTGACCTTGGCGGTGACGCCCTTGGACGCCTCCTCCGCGGCCTTCTTGAGCTGCTTGCGGAGCCCCTTTGCGTTGACCTCGACCTTGATCTTGGCGGCCAGGCCCTCGGCGGCCACCTCGACTTCGCTGCGCAGCTTCGCCGCGAAACCCGCAAGGTCGGCAACGACCGGCACGTCGAGGCGGCCGGCCTGCAGGCCCTCAGCCACTGCGGACCATTCCTCTCTGCATGGCGGCCATGAGCATCTGGCGGTGGCCGGTCATGCGGGGCGCCGGCGGCTCCGGTTCGGGCTGCGGCTGCTGCGGCGGGGGGCCGGAGCGGCTGTGCTTCGCTGTGGTGGAGCGCGGCGGGCGAACGATGGTGGTCGGCTCCTCACGCCGCTTGTCTGCGGCGAGGAGTCCGATCTCCTCGACGATCAGCGCCAGTAGCTCCAGGACGCGGTTCCAGCCCCCGAGGGGGCGTGAGCGGACCTGGGAGTCGTCTGGCAGACCGTCGACGAGGGAGATCAGCCGTCGGAGGCCGATGAATCCGGGCTGTCCTGGTCGGAGCCAGACGCGTCGGGCGTCGATTCCGTGGAAGCGGGAGAGGTCGGATTCGACGTCTGCGAATCGTTCGCGGAGGAGTCGTCCGACCTGAAAAGTTTCCCCAGCTCAACCCCGTAGACCTGGATCAGGGCGATCGTCAGGCGGACGTAGTCGCCGATGAACGGGCGTGCCTTCAGGAAGTCCTCGTGCTGGTCGCCGAGCAGGATCGCGTACGTCTGGCGTACGGCCTCCAGGAACTTGAGCGGCAGGGACGGGCGGCGGAAGAGGGCGTTGACGACCTCCTTCACGCCGGCGTCGCCGTCGGAGGACTCGAGGACCTCGCCAAGGAGGCCAATCAGGTCCAGTTCCTCGGACAGGATCGGGTCAAGGGCGTCGGCCGGTAGCTCCGCCGGGAAGATGAACTGCTCTCCGCCGAACAGGACCGGGATGCCGTCGGGGTGCTGAACCTCGCGGCGTTCGGCGTCCAGGTCGATGACGAACGACATGGGTGTGACCTCTCGTGTCTGCGTAGCTGAGTCGCGGTGGTGCGGCAGCGCGCGGACAGTGGCAAGCCGTTGGGGCTTGTGTCGCGCGCTGCCGCGAGGGGTCACGTCGCGGGCGCGAAGGCCGGGTCATCGGTGAGGACGTACCAGGCGTCGAGGTCATCGCCGCCCTGGACCGCGAGCCTGAGCGGCAGCACGGCCTCCTTGGTCTTGGCGAGGTCCTTGGAGACGCCTTCCATCTGCATGCAGCGGGGGACGACGTAGCGGTAGTGCTTGCCGCCGTCGATGACCTCGATGACGGCCATCACCTCGGTGCGGGAACCGATGCGCGGCGGGGTGAACTTGTAGTGCGTTGCCGCCGGCGGCCCGGCGACGCTGATGGTGCTGATCTCGCCGCCGCCGTACACCGCGCGGAAGTTCTCGCCGGACCACTGCTGCAGGTCGACCTCGATAGTGGCCGCATCGGAGGTCTGGAACGTGCGGGTCGGGTACGAGGACTGGGCGGACTTGACCTGCTCGAAGTTCGGTTCGGAGTTGAACTTCAAGCTGTCCTCGGTGGTGAGACCGACGCTGCGCAGTGCGGCCGGCAGCGCCGCGGTGGCGTCGGCCGGCGCGGTCGTGCCGACGGGGGCCAGATAGACCCGGGTGATAGACGGAATGACGATCTGGTTGTTGTTGGTGGTCTCGCCTGCCATGACGGGGTTCTCCAAGGTGTCCGGTGCTAGGGCGCGGACACCTTGGAGAGCTGGGGTGGTTAACGTCGCGTCGTCACGGGTGGAGGGTCACGGAGAGGTTCATCAGCCATCGGGGTTGGCCGTCGACGAGGGGCGACCAGACGAGGAGGCCGGAGGGCTTGACGCCGTTGATGACCGGCCGGCCGGGCGTGTGCGGCGCCTCGACGATGCCCTGCGCGACCTGGGCGCAGCGGACGAGGATGCGGCGTAGCTCCGCCCTTCCTGGCCAGCCGCCCGGGTCTCCGTGCACCTCGAGCGTCACCTCCGGCGCGGTGGCCCATCGCAGGTCGCGCAGGTCTCCGCCGGGGCCGTGGCCGATGACGAGGTGCGGCCAGGGTGCTTCAGGGATGCCGGACACGCGGCCGGGACCGCCGAGGGCGTCGGCGGCCTCATCGCTCTGTTGGAGCCAGGCCAGGAGCACGGAGACCGGGTCGGCGTCCGCGACGGTCAGCTCGGTCATCGTGAGCGGGCGGTGAAGCCCTGCCCGCGCAGGCGGTGGGCGTAGTCCGGGGACACGTTGATCTCGGCACCGGGCGTGTAGTCGGCGCCGTCGATGCGCAGATGATGCGACAGGGTGACGGTCACCGGTTCCTGGCCTTCACCGAGGGGCGGGCCGACGACGGTCGGGGCGCGGCGGGCGCGCTCCGGGCGGGCCTCGGCGGTCTCGGTGACGGCCTCGGTGTTCTCCTCCGCCGCGGTGGCGGGCTTCTTGGTGGTGGTGTTCGTAGCCATGGCGCGCACTGTGCGGACGGGGGCCGCTTGTGTCGCGTCGTCAGCGGCGGGCGGCAACGATGGCGGCCGCACGGGACATGAAGTGTGTGCCGTCCGCTCGCAGGTTGCCCGGGTAGACGGTGCCGACCTCGGCCTCGACGACCATCGGGGCCTGCACGGACACGGTGACGGTGACCTTCTTCCCGGCCACGACCGGCTGTCCCGTATTGATGTGCCGGGCGATGCCCTCCGGGTCGCTGTGCGTGGTGCAGCGGCAGTTCTTGAGGTTGGCCACAGCGCGGGAGCTCTCGTCGCGGGGCTCCAGCATGTACGTCTGCGCACCCACGCCGCGGTGCTTGATGTCCCACTCCATGGAGTTGATCGAGAAGCGCAGGTTCCCGGGGACTTCCTGCCCCTGCGCCGCGACGTGGGTCGGGCGGACCTTGTCGTCGCCGACGGTCACCCATCGCTTGGTGGGCGGGGCCAGCCGCTTCGCCTCGATCTCGACCTGGTGCGCGATGCGCTGCATTGCCGGGGCGATCATGCGGGCCAGGGCCTCCTCGAGCCCCTGGTTCGGCGTGAACTTGGCGCCGGCCATCACAGCACCTCGGGCGGGTTCAGGGTCGCGGCGGCCTGGACGTAGTCCACATCCGGGCAGCCGGGCACCTTGTGGTTGCGGGGGGTGCCTGTCAGCGTCCAGGACCGGCCAGTCTCGTCGCTGATGGTGTCGCCCTCCTTGACGGGCCATGCCTGCGGGTCGAGCCGTACCGTCCATGAGCCGTCGTCCTGTCGGAGGACGGACCCGGGCCAGGTGCCGCGGGGGGCGGGCTTCTGGTTCGGGTTTGGGGGGACGGGCACACCGTTGGCGTCCCGGCCCCAGGGATGGGCGAGGACGTACACGGTCAGCAGGGCGTTCGGGAGGACGACGGCCATGTCAGCCTGCCCCGGAGACGACGAGGGCCTTGGAGACGCCCAGCTTGACCGCGGTGACGTACGCCGTGAACGCCGCGGTGGTGTTCTTGCGGTTGGCCCGGGTCATGTCGCCGTTGAGGAAGAATGCCGCGCGCTGGGCCGTGCTGATCTCGAGCTGGACGCCCTTGCCGCGGCTGTTCCGGTTGCAGATGTTCGTGGGGTCGTTGCCGTTCAGCTCCTCGGTGGCGAGCTGCACGGTGAACCCGGCGTCCTTGAGGCACTGGCCGATCTGGTCGCGGAGGTTGAAGTCCATCCCGCCCAGGTACGTGAACGCCGTGGCGCCCGTCGCGCCGTGCCACGACACGATATGCGTGGCGGCCTGCGCCATCGCGAGGGCCTGCGGCTCGTCATACCGGGTCGACGTGATGTGCAAGTCCCCGTTGGAACCGGCGGGCTTGAAGGCGTCGAGGCTGTAGAAGTCGTGGATGTCGGCTGCGGCCGCATCGGCGAGTTCGGTTGTGCCGGTCTCGATCCCGCCCCCGTGGATGGCCAGGTGCAGCAAGGTCGAGACCTCGGAGACGCGCCAGATCCGTTGGTAGTCGATGCCCTCGATCTGGCAGCCGGCCATCTCACCGTAGGACTGGTAGAGGTCGCCCATCGGGCTCGCTCCTTTCGGGTTCAGCGGTAGTAGCGGCCACGGGATGAGGAGTACGGCCAGGGTGGGCGCGGCGGGCGGTTGAGTGGCTGGTAGAGGCGGCGGCGTAGCCGGTTCAGGGTTGCCAGCGCGGGCAGCGCCCCGGCCTGCCCCTCGGTGGGAGCGGCTTCGTAGGAGATCGACTGCCCCTCGGCGCTCACGGAGGACACCCGGCGCCCTGAGTTGCCCACGCCGCCGGGTCGCTGCCGCTCGGACTCCGCGGCGTGCGCGGTGACGTAGCGGACGATGGTCTCCTCGGTGGCGCCGTTGAGACCGACCAGGAAGTCGACGTCGTAGGTGCCATCCGCGTGCGGCCGGTAGGCGATGACTCGAACGGTGTCGTCCTGGTCGGGCAGAGGCCAGGAGTCGGCGTCGTCCAGGTCGCCGGTGAAGAACGGCGTGACGGCGCGCAGAGTGATGGCCTTCGGCACGACCGGACGGTTGAGGTAACCCACCACGTCGGCCTGTGCGTTGCGGATGGCTGTCTCGAGCGCACTGCGCTGCTCGGCCGTGATCGGGAGCGGTACGCCGAGTGCATCGGCGACGGCTTCCGGGGAAGCGACGAGGCCCATGCCCATGGGCAGGTCGAGGCGCACGCTGGTGTCCTTGACCGGCTGGACCCCGTCGCTCGGGGTGAAGGTGACCATGCCCCAGTAGCGGCCGGCCGGTACCTCGGGCAGGTCGAACCGGTACACCCCGGGGCGTAGCCGGGTGACCGTGGTCGCCGCGGCGACTACCGGGCCGCTGCGGTCGGCCGTGCCGTACAGGTCCAGGCGGCTGACTGCGCCGCCGGCCGGCTCGGGGTCGTAGTGCGCCCCGCCGTACATGGGTTCATAGTCGAAGACCACCCCGGGCCCCCTTACTTCTCGTCGCTGTCCGCGTCGGTCTGGGCGGCGAGCTGTTCGGCCTGTGCTACCAGGCGCTCACGGATGCGGGCCGCGATGCTCTCGGAGACGTGGGCGCCCTTGGGCTGCAGCAGGCGCTCGACGGGGCTGCGGTGCGGTCCGAGGAACGTGCGCTCGATGAGGCGGACCGTGCACGTGAGGGTGGAGCCGTACGGGGTGACGGGCTGGAAGACGGCGTCGACGTCGGCCGGGGGCTTCTTGGTGGCGTCGTCGAGGATGACCTCGGCGATGTCGTCGGGGATGACCTCGGTCGGGGAGACGTAGCCGGTGTCCGCCGGGGGCTCGGGCGCCTCATGGACGGTCGGCGGTTCGAGCGGGGCCACGTCGGGCGCCTTGGGGGTGGCGTCGGCCGTGGGCGTCTCCTCGGCGGCCGCGGTGGTGGCGGTCTCCTGCGGGCTGGAGTCGCCCGTGGGCTCCGCGGATGTCTGCGCGGTCTCGGCGACGGTGGCGTCGCCGGTCTCGGCGGTCTTCGCGGTGGGGGTCTTGCGGGTTCGGGTGGTGCCTGCCATGGGTGGCTCCCTCTCGGGGTGGTGTTCCGGTCGGCGCGCACCCTGCACACCGGGCGGCGCTTGTGTCGCGTCCTGCCGCTGGAGGACGGCGCGCGGACGTACGGTGACACCGGACGGCCCCCTGCCCGAGCTGGGGGCCGTCCTGGCGTCTGGGCTCAGGCGTAGGTGAAGCCGTTGGTCTTGGTGACGTTGCCGGCGTCGTCGACGAGGACGACGTTCACCGCCCCGGCAGCGCCCGCGGGCGTCTTGACGCGCAGCTCCGTCGCGGAGACGACGTCGAGCGACGTCCCGGCGGTGGCACCGAAGTTCACCGCGGACACACCGTCGAGACCGGTGCCGGTGATGGTGACCGTGGTTCCGCCCGCGGCCGGGCCGGTGGACGGCGTGACCGTGGCGATGGTCGCCGCGGTGAACAGCCGGTCGACCACGGACTGCGGGACGACGTCCCCGGGCTGGTAGAGCAGGTGGCGCCGGGAGCCCTCGGGGCGGCCGTCGCCGCGGCCGTACGGCTCGGTCTGGTAGACGTTCTCGGTGATGCGCATGGGCGGGTCGGAGACGGCGACGGCGGGGAATGCCGCCTTCGTGATCCGCTGCCCGCTCTCTCGGTAGAGGCCCATCGGTGTCCTTCCGCTGCTTCCGTGTGTGGTGGCCGCGGAAGGATGAGACACGGGTCAGGCTTGCGTCGTGCCCTGGGTTCGGAGGCGCTTGCACAATTGTGCAAGAACGATCTTGGACGCCCTACAGGAGCCGAAGGTCGTCCCAGCCGTCCGGGCCGACACTGAACACCAGAAGGCCGGCCGCGGAGACTTCGCCGCTGCGGGCGGTGTACCAGTCGGAGCCGTTGTCGAGGGTGGGGGCCTGAATCCACAAGCGGCCGTTGCCCACCTGCTGTGTCCGGAAGTGATGGAAGTGGCCGGTGATCAACACGTCCGCGTCCGCGATCGGCTGACGGCCGAACGTCTGGCCACGCCACCAGTCCACGGCCTTGTCCGGGCGCGGGTACTGGTGCCCGTGCGCCAGGCCCACGATCTTCCCGGCGACGTCCAGCGATACGGACTCCCGCCATCGCTCCGGCATGACGAAGCTGACGTGACCGTAGGCGTCCTCGTTGCGGGCGTAGGCGTCCGCGATCTGCGACAACACCTCTATGCCCCAGTCGTCGCTGGGCGGCCCAACTGCCTCACGGCCGCGCCTGACACGCCCATGGTTGGAGCCGCACGTCGCGGCGACAACTCGGCCGAAGCGTCCGGCGAGACGGTCCAGGCCCTCAAAGGTGATCCGCCGGTGGACGCGGATCATCTCCGTCATGGCGAGGTCGTTGGTGTACGCCTGCTGCGCGGTGTTCTCGTAGTTCTCGACGCAGTCACCGGCGTCCATCCAGTACGCGGCGGTGGGGCCACGACCGACGGCCTTGAGGTCGCGCAGGTGGTCGTCGAGCCGGTCGAACCGCTCAGCGACCCGGGCGACGAGTTCGGGGGTGCCGCCGTCCCTGCCGACCTTCCCGGCCTGTGCGTCGGCGTAGACGACGACCAGGGCGCGCTCCGCGGTGTCGAGGGCGGGCCGGGGCTTGCGGCGGCGGCGCATAGCGTCACGTACGAGGGCGTCGACGTCGCCGGTGGACAGCCACGCTTGGGCGGCAGGCTCGATGACGTAGCGGCAGCGCCAGACGGCGCGGGTTACGGCGTCTTCGCCCTGGGCGTCGCGGTGCCATGCGGCCGGGTCGTGCCGGGCTTCAACGAGGCGGACGCGGAACCCTTCGGGGATGGCGAGGCCCATCTCCTCGACGCGCTCGCGCCAGTCCGCTTCGCCGGCGGGCGGTGTCTCGGCGGGCGGGGCGGTGACGACCATCGTGCCGCCCGGCTCGTACCGCACTCCGCTTTCCCAGCCGCGAGGGGCGGTGGGCTGTGTCCGCTGCACCTGAGTGGCGTGGCTCTGCTCAGGGGAGGCAGGTTCGAGCAGCGCCTGCAGGTCGTTGTTCAGGGTCATCGGTCGCACCGGCATCCGTTGGACTCACCGCGCCGCCGGTGCCTGGCCACCGTGTACGCGGTGATCGGGTCGCCGTACCGGCTGAGAGTGTCGGCAATGGCCTTGGCGGTGACACGGTCGGAGTCCAGTGCCGCGCGGAGGGAGACCGCTACGTCATCATCTGCGACGGCCAGGAAGGCGCCGACGCTGCATTGGGGGCCCCGGTGAGTGGCGGGAGCGCCGGCGAGCGCGTCCAACTCTTCCGCGAGGCCAATGGGTTGCTTCTCGATCACCGGCGTCCTCCGTCGTCGTGATGGTGGTACGTGGAGGGGGTGCACCCGCGGTCGGGCGCACCCCCTCACCCGCGTCCTGGTCAGCCGGTCGGCTGGGTCCAGGTGCCGATGACGAACGACTCGGGGCGCGGGACCTCGAGGGCCAGGCGCTCGTCGGCACGGAAGGTGATCAGGCCCTTCTCGAAGTTGTCCGCGTTCTCCGAGGAGACGGTGACGCTGACGTTCTCCCTGTCGTGGAGCTGGGCACCCAACCCGAAGGCGCCGATCAGGAAGTCGTCGTCCGCCATGGCCGTGGTCTCGACGACGTTGAGCCGCCAGACCTTCTTCTCCGCGCCGATGGCGACGGCGACGGCGACGCGGAACGCGCCGTTCTTGTCCTCTTCGACCTCGACGTGCTCCCACATCGTCGGGGACAGGACGATGCCGGTCGGCTCGTACTCGGCCAGGAGCGCCTTGGTGATGGCGCGCCGGATCTGGACGCTGTACTTGTCGGTCGCGAGGCCGGTGTACTGCTGGACTCCGGGGGTGTTGTAGATGCCGGTGAGGGACTGGCCGTCGCCGACGGAGTGGAGAAGGTCCCAGTCCTCCTGGTACTTGACGCCCTCGACCATGCGCCCGTTGATGAACGTCTTGAGGCGCGGCTCGTCGCTCAGGATGTTCTTATGCGCGTCGATCAGGTGGGCGACTTCGGCGACCGGGTACATCACCGGGGTGAGGGACAGCTTCGACCGCGGCGCGCGGCCCCAGGTGTCGGTGTCCGCGCCGGTTGCCGGGCTGACGCCGTCGGCGGCGTAGCGCTCCTTCACCTGTCGGGCGTTGTTGGTCCAGCCGGTCTCTCGGGCGCCGTAGAGGACGGCGTTCTTCGTCGAGGACTTCGGGAACAGGTCGCGGATGTGCCACTTGCGGTAGGCCCGCTCGGCGATGCCCAGGTTCTGGACGCTGCCGAGGGTCTGGTGCGTGACCGTGCCCGCTGACAGGGAGAAGATCGACTTCCCCTCCATCTCGGCACGGACGTACGGCCGATCGCGGAAGCCGGCCTCTGCGGCGCGCTTGAAGGAGTCGGACTCGACGAACAGGTCACCGAGCGACTTCTGCTCCATGGTCGGGGTCTGCCCGTAGTGGGTGGCCGCGGCCGGCGGGTTCTCCGGGGCGTCGAGGTACGACTTGACCTCGATCAGGCCCTGCTCGGCGTCGATGAGGGCCTTGATCTCCTGCGCCTCGCTGGAGACCTTGCGGAACTTGGTGGCCTGCTCGGTGGAGACGACGAAGCCGCCACCGTCCTCGACCTTGAATCCCTTGCTGATCTCCTCGGCCTCCGCGGCCTTCACCTGGAGCTGCCGCTGCAGTTCCTTGATGCGAGCGTTGTCGGGCATTTCTGCTCTCTCCCTGATGCTGGGGTGCGGTTGACGTGCGTCGCTCCGCCCGGCCAGCACCGGGACAGCCTCAACGCGAGGCGGAATGGAAAGGGGAGAGAGGGGTTAATGTCGCGTGCTGCCCGCTCAGTTCGTCAAGAGCGGGCAGCACATAGGGTGTGACCTGCGGTTTCATCGATGTGGGGCCGGTTGCCCGCGGTCGTGGACGAGAGGCTGAGTCGCGACTCAGCTCTGCAGCAAGGCGAGTGCGGCCTTCACCTCGTCCGCCTCCAGCCGCACCGTGGCGGGGTCCTTCTTGTCCTGGTCGACGGCGTCCTCGGGGGCCGTGCCTTCGCTCGACGTCTCGTCCTCGGTGGGCACTTCGTCGTCGTCGCCGTCGTCGAAGGTGTACTCGTCCCACAGGTCCATGCCGGTCGGACCGGCCGCGCGGTTGGGTGCCGGGGCGGGCTGCTTCGGCGGCTGGTCGACGTCGAGTCCCTTGCGGGACAGGGCGCTGATGAGGGCGCGCACCTTGTCGCGTACGCCTTCGAGCTGGCCGGGGTTCGCGTCCGATGTGCTGATGCGGGCGGTGGCGTCGCTGAGTGCGTCGACAGTGGGCTGCACGACGCGGGCGTCGATCTCCTCGTCCTCATCTGCCTCGCGCGGGCCGTCGTCGTCATCGGGGACGACCACGGTTGCCAGCTCCACGCGCTGCGGTTGCCCCAGCGCCACGTCGTCCGCGTCGCCGTCTCCTCCGAGCGTGTACGGGACCAGGTAGTGCTGCTCGTCTTCGCCGTCGGAGTGGACGGAGGCGATGACGTGGTCCGGGTAGGTGCCCTGGATGCATGCCCACGTGTCTTCGTCCGCGGCGAGGAGGGTGCGGACGGCTTGGCCGAGTCGGTCGCGGATCTGCTCGAACGAGGCGGGAAGGGGCTGGATCGTGTTCATGGGCTCTCCAGGGGCGGCGAGGCGGGCTTTGGCTTCGAGGACGGCGCGGTGAGCGCTCTTGCTCTCGGCGGCGTGGGTGGCGGGGTAGATCCCCAGGGCGTCTTTGTGGCGCAGGTTGCAGTAGCCCTTGGCGTTGTCCGGGCTCATGTGGCGTCCGGCGATGGCGACGCAGCGGTTGAAGTCGCCGGGGGTGCCCCAGCCGATTTGGGCGCCGCCTTCGCCGTGGACGTACCAGTGCCGCAACTGCTCGGCGTCGCCGCGGTTCTGGTCCGTGCCCCCGGCGGCCTTGGCCTCAGCGACCATGGCGCGTGCCGACTTGTGCTCGACCTGCGATCCGTGGATGCGGGCGGCCGCCACGGCGGCCCGCGTGGACTTCTTCTCTCCGCCGAGGGCGGCGTAGGTGTTCATGACGCCGGCGGCGAACTGCTGGGCTTCGGGGCTGGGCTGTGTGCTCGGCGGGCCCTGGGGCAGGGTGGCACCGGCCAGGAGCGACCAGGGGGTGTCTCGGCACTCCGGCCGGAGCAGCGACATGTCGGGGAGGGCGGTGATGGGCCACCAGGCGGTGACCTCCGTAGCCTCGCCGTCCGGGTCGTCGGGGTTGGCCACGCGCCGCTCACCGTGGGGCCGGTTGAGCGAGACGGCCGACTCGCTGGGGACGACCGCGACATAGCCGCGGTAGATGCCGTTCGGGGCGGTCCAGGAACCGACGATGCTTGCCGTTCCCGGCAGGTCTGCGCCGGTCTCTTCCTGCCACTCGCGCAGGGCCGCGGCGAGGGCGTCTTCGTCCTTCTCCCGGTGACCGCCGGGGAACTCCCAGGTGCCGGCTGCCGGATCGTCGTCTTCGAGGGCGCGCTGGATGAGCAGTACGCGGCCGGTGTCGGCTGCCTTGAGGGCCAGGCCCGCGACCTTGATGCGGTCCTCGTCCTTGACGGCTTCGAGTTCGACGGGGCTCGGGGTGGCCTTGTACTCCATGCCGGGGTTGGCTGCGGCCTTGACCTCGAGGGCCCGGGTCATGGGGTGCGCGCCGTGCAGGACGGGGCTGACCTCGAAGAGGTCGAGTCGGTGGATGACGCGGACGCCGTCAGCGCGGCGGGCGGCTCCGTCAGCGGGGACGCGGTAGCCGATGGAGAACGCGGCTTCGCCGTGCTCGTACCACTGTTTGACCTGCTCGTAGGTGTCGCGGCCCTTGCTGGTGCGGCGGTTGTACTCGACGGTTGCGACCAGGGCGCCGGCTTCGGCAGGCCAGTTGGGAATCTCGGCGAACCGGGGGTCGCCGGGCATCCACTCCTCGACGGCCAGGACGACGCCGACGGCATCCTTCCATTCGTGGTGCCAGACGGCTTTGACGCGGCGGGTGGCGAGGGTGTGAGCGAAGGCGCCGGGGACGATGAGGTCGTTGACCTCGTCGACCACACCAGTGACGGCGTAGATTGCCCGGCTGGTGCCTCGCAGGGTGCTGGGGTGTGACGATCTTGTGGGTGGAGCGCTCGGCACGGCGGGAAACCTCCGGCGGTGGACAGTGGGCCGCCGGGCACCGTGCCGTTCGCGTCTGTCTAGTGTCCTGTGCTGGCCGCAGGCTCGGCCTGGGCGTCCTCAGCCTCCGAGCGGGCCATGGACCAGCCGCGCGACCAGTAGCGATAGCCGAACTGCTGCTCCGCGTTTCCGAGGCGGTCGTACGGGCTGGCATCGCCCGGGTCGCCGGCCTGGTAGGCGGCCTTGCCCTCCTGCTGCAACCGCAGGGCGGTCGCACGGTTCAACTGCACGTCGTCAGCTCCCTACTGGAACATCGAGTCCTGTACGCCGCGGTCGCTCGCAGGAGCGGCCTGGGGCGGGCTGGCGGCCTCGTCGGCTTTGCTGTGCGTTCGGGTCATGTGGGCGTCGTCGACGTCGATCGCCCACGCGTCCGGGTCTGTGTAACGCCACACCTGTCCTGTCCCATCCCTCACCCATCCGGTCAGTGTGCCGTCCGGGTCCTGATCCAGCCACGCCTGTTCGCCGTTGCTGCCGGTGTAGGAGGCGAAGGCGTTGGCCGGGTCCGTCTCGTCGCCCTCGTCGTAGGGATCGCCTGCCCACTGGCGGGCGTCGTCGGAAGGCGGTTCCGGGGCGTCGGCCGGTGGCTCGTTGCCGGGCGGTTGTGTCCCGTCGGCGGGCTGCTCCGGCGGTGCGGCCGGTTCCGGGGCGGCCGGGTCTGCTGGTGGTGCGCCCGGGTCCGTCGGGTCGGCCGGATCGCTGGGCGTCTCCTCTGCGAGCGCCCCCGGGTCGAGGTCCTCGTCGGGCGTCTCCGCGCCGGGGTCCGTGGTCTGTTCGTCGTCCTCTTCCCCGAACGGCTTGCCGCCCTTCTTGGGGAGAGCCTTGATGGCGTATCCGTATCTGGTCACGGGCGGAGGATGGAGGGGCGAAGCCGTTTGTGTCCCGGCCTCACCCCGCCACCTCACGGACCAAGATCGTTCTTGCACAATTGTGCAAGCCCCTCGGATCAGCTCTCTGGCACGCGTGCCTGCCGGGGCGCGCCCTGCCCCTCGTCGAACACGTGGGTGTGCTCGCGGAGTACGGCGAGCACGGTCGCCTCATCACCTCCGGCCACCGTCCGCACGGGGCCGGTTGGGGACAGGGAGATGGGCTCACCCTGGTGGAGCTCCACCAGGGCCGCGGCGCGGTGCGACCCGATCACCGGGCGTTCGGCCCGCCCGGTGACCTGCACGCTGTAGGTCGCCCCGTCGTCGAACGCTCCGGTGACGGTGAATGGCATCAGTGCTCTCCTCATCGTGTGGCGAGCAGGCCCAGGAGGAACGCCCGAAGGTCGTCGTCCAGGTACCAGTCGCCGTTAAACATCGACTGAACAGACCGCGCGAGGGTGTCACCAGTGTCCGGTTGCGTCTGCTGCCGCGACAGGATGCGGCTCAGGGCACTGCGCCGCATGCGGCGGGCGCCCGGTCGGCCGGTGTGGGTCTGGGTGAACCAGAAGATCCGCTGAGCGGCGTCCAAGTCGTCCAGGTGCTGCGCCAGATGCTGTGCGAGGGCGTACCCGGCGGTCCCGAGGCCCTCGTCGGCGAGGTCAGCGACCGTGATCCGCTGGCCGTCGGGCTCGTAGCGGCCCGCGTCGCCGTCCACAGCGGTCACACGGCGCGCGGCCGGGGTGTTGAGCCACGACCGCGGTACGAGGCGCTGCACGCCCCGTACGGCCCGCTCGGCGTCCGGGGTGCTGTCCGGGCCGAACACGATGCCGGCGTTGCCGCCGGGACCCATGTCGCGGATCTCGGCGAGCGCGGCCGCGACCGCATCGGGTACCGCAGCGGCGTACCGGGAACGCAGGTTCTCCCACTCCCGTCGCGCGGCCGCCGCTTCCATTCGCGCCGCGGCGATCTCCACCTCGAGGTCCGGGTCGTCCGGGATGGTGGAACTGGTGCGCGCCGCCTGGAGGTTGACCAGGCGCCGCTCGGTGGTGGCCACGTAGTCGTCCGCGTGCTGGAGCGTGCCGTGCGGGTCGCTTCCGAAGTCGTCGCCGAGAGAGTCGGCGAGACGGCGGGTCACCGCCTGGTCGACGTCGCCGCCGGCCGCCCGCAGGGCAGCCATGTGGCGAAGCCCGGTCGGGCCAGGGCCACCGTCCGCGGCCTGGTCCGGGGACCAGCGGACACGGTCGCTGCGCCCCGGGAGCCGCCCGGCGGCGAGCTGCGCCCACGTCGTGGGCTGCCACCAGGTGACGCGACGCTGCGCCTGGCCGAACCGTCCGGGCTCCGGCAGGAGTCCGGCCCAGTGGGAGACCCGGGCGGCCAGGGACTCGCCATCGGCCTCGGGCAGGTCGAGCGCGCGGTGCAGGCGGGCCAGACGCCGGGACTCCGGCCAGTCACGGACACGGCGGGCGAGTCGGCCGAGGAACGCGCGGAGTCGAGCTATGCGTTCCCGGGCGTCCCGCCACTTCTCGGCGATCTTCTCGGCTCCGGCCTTCACCAGGAGCGCGATGCGCTTGGCGAGGCGGACGAGCGCCGCGACGATCCGGGCGAGCAGGCCCGGCTGACGGCCGGCCTGCGGCGACGCCGCGGCGACGCGCCGCGCAATCTGGCGGGCGGTCGCCTGCCGGGAGCCATCCATGCGCCGGGTGATGGCACGGGCGATCCTCTCGGCGTCACCCGGGTCCACGCCCGCGGCCTGGAGCTGCTGCAGCACGGCGTTCACCGCGTCGTCGACGTGTCCCGCGACGGTGCGGTTGACGTCCGCGTCGCCGTCGGTGTCCGGCCCGTTGGGGGTGCCTGCGATCCGGTCGGGGATGAGGCTGAGCAGGTCCCGGGCGCGTGCGGCGAGGTCCTCGTCGCTCTCGTCGGGCAGGGGCTCGAGGTCGTTGATGGTGCGCAGTGCTGCCCGAACCGTCGCGGTGTGGGAGTCCTGCGCTACCGCTCCGAGTGCCAGCATGGCGGCGGAGCGCTCGGGACCGTTGACAGCAGCGGCGTCGAGGGCGGCTTGAGCGTCCTCGCGTGCTGCCGTACGGGCTTCTTGCAGCGCCTCGGGGGTGAGGCGCTGGGCAATCTGCTCGCGCAGAGCGTGAATGTCGCCGGGCGGTTCGGTGCCCGCAATGGCCTCGTCGATGATGCGAACGGCAAGGCTACGGGCGTGGTCGCGGATGATCCGGTCTGCGTCGGCCTGCGGCGCCGGGTTGGGGTCGCGGTGCGCCCCGGCCGGCGGGAGGGCCGGGGAGTTAGGGCCAGCCGGCACAAGCGCGGTGTTGTCGCCCTCGGGCTGCGGCTCACCGAGCTGCCACAACGGCATCGCACCGTGGACCACACGCCGGCGCGTACGGCCGTCTTCCCCTTCCAGCAGAAGGGAACGGACTCCGCCGGGGCCGTCCTGGACGTCGCGAACGCGGTAGACGGTCACACCGTTGCCGCGGGTGTCCGGGAGGGCGATGGTGTCGTCTTCGGCGACCTGAGAGGCGTTGGACGGTCGCGGCCGGCCGAGTTCAGCCGGAGGTGTCCGGCCAACGGCACGGTCGAGGTGATCCGCGGCGCGCAGTGCAGCACGGCCCTCGGGCGTCGACGGGTCTGCCGAGTCGCGGAGCTGCGCGGCGAGTGCGGCCGCCTGCTCCGGGGTGACCGGCAGATCCGTCGTGATGCGCACGGCGCCCTGCTGGGCGTCCAGGTCATCGTCCGGGCCGTCGGCAAGGTCCCCGATGACGTCCCGGTCGCCCGTGGTCAGTTCAGGGTCGACGGTCGGGCCGGTGACCGGCTCGACTCGGTGAGGCGGCTCGTGCACCGTGAGGTCGTCCGGCGTGTCCGGGGCGTCCTCCGGGCCGAGGTCGGGGGCGCTGCCGTCGGCACCCTGGGCCCGTGGGAGGACCGTGGCGGCGTCCACGTCGATCTGGCCGATCTCGCCCGTGGTGGTGTCGGCGTAGTCGATGGTGACCCGGTCGCCGTCCCGCTGGGTGCCGGTGACCGCCACGGTGGTGAGGGTGCCGTCGAGGTCCAGGACCACGACGTCGTCCTCCTTGAGGTCCGCGGCCGCCGGGTCGTCGAGGCCGGTCACCGGGGCGGTGGCCGGGTTGGTGTCGTCCCGGACTTCGCCGGCGACGCGGAGGTCTCCGGCGCTGCGGGTGGTGGTGCCTTCAGCGGTGGTGATGGTGACGCGGTCGCCGTTGACCTCGTCGACGGGCCCGAGCAGCGCACCGTCGGAGTCGGTCACGATGTGGCCCGGGGTAACGCGCTGCCCGGATGCGGTCCAGCCGTCGGGACGGTCGCCGCCGGTCACCGTGAGGGTGGTGGGCGTCAGGCCGTCGGCGGTGTCGTCGTTGTCCCAGCGCACAGACACGGTGGTGCTGGTGGCGCCGGTGACGGTGCCTTCCCGGCTGCGGAGCCCGTCAACACCGGTGACGGTGCTGCCCGGGAACAGGCCGCGGCCGTTGCGGTCCGTGGGCACCCTGTCGGGCAGGCTGCCGGTCTGTACGGCGCTCTGGGCGCCGCTGGCCGGCGAGCCGGGCACGGTGTCGTCCGGGGCTTCAGCGCGGGCGGCGGTGGCGTTGAGCGGCGTGAAGACGTGGCCGCGCTTGCCGGTGCCGTCCGGGTTCTCCGTGACGTACGTACGCCACATGTGCTCGGTGCGGCCGTTGCGGGTGACCTCCACGCGCACCGGGCCCGTGAAGACGTACCCGGACCGCGTGACGGCGCGCCCGTTCCTCCTCCTGCCGTCCATGCGGACCATGTCGCCGGGCACCAGGTCCGAGACCCGGGCCCAGTTCGCGGGCTGGCCGCCCACGGGCTCGGGCTCGCCCTGCGGCTCCTCGGCCGGGACGTCGGGCGTCGCAGGCTCGGGCTCCGCGGGGGCCCTGTCCGGGGTCGGCTCCGGCCGCGCGGCAGGCTCCGGGGTGCTCGTGGGCTCGGCCTGCGGGGTCGTCTCGTTGGTCGAACGGTCGTCGCGGCCGTCGTCTCTGGTGGATGCCTCGTCGGGCCGCGGGCGGCGGCGTACGACGCCCAGGTTCGGGAACGCCTCGTCGATGTTGGCGTGCTCGCCGTACTGGTTCGTCCAGGAACCCTCTGCCGGGTAGCGGTGGAGCTGCGGGTTACCGACGGCGGAGAACTCGGAGCGGTAGCGGAACGGCTCTCCCTCGCCGGTCACCGTGGCGTGCACAGTGCCCACGTACTCGTCCCGCGGAGAGATGTTCTGGCCGCGGGAGGTGGCCATGGGGAAGCTGATCTCATCGCCGGGGCGGAGGTCCGCCGGGTCAACCGGGATGGAGTAGCCGGCCTCTTCCTCCCGGGTGTTCCACTCGGCTTCCTGCTGGTTCCACGTGCGGTGGTGCAGGGCCTGCCCACGGTCGCTGTTCCACGGCTCGTAGACGTTGCCGACGCCGTTCAACCGCTCGGCGGCCTCACCGAAGAGGGTGTTGCCGTCTGCACTACGGAAGGCGCGGGCACGTTCCGCGGCGTCGGGCGCGTCCCAGGGGAACGGGTTGCCGTCCGCATCCGTGATGCCCTCGAGGACGCGGGCAACCTCGCGGGCACGTTCGGGGTTGTGGAACCCGTCTCGGAACAGGGGCTGCATGCTGCCCGGGAGGGCCACGTTGAACCGCTGGCCGCGGCCTACGCCGGCGCGCGCTGCCTCGTTTCCGTAGATGAGCAGACGACCGCCGTCGGAGAGCTGCGTGCTTTCGGCGTCGGCGATCTCCCCGCGCTCCTCGGGCGAGGGCTCGTCAGCGCGCTGGTCCTCCGGTACCTCGTCGAGGCGCCCATTGCGGATGTGATCCCGCAGGGCCTCCTCATCGGTGAAGCGGGGCTTGGCAGGGTCGTACGGCTCGGGCTCCGTGGTGGCGGGCTCCGCTGGGGCCTGGCCGACGTCCGCCTGCTGGCGCTGCTCCTCTTCGGCCTGTCGGCGCTGTTCCTCCTCGAAGATTTCCCGGTCTCTGCGGTCGTTGTCCCGGTACTGCAGCTTGAACTGGTTGTAGGTGACGCGGCCGCCGTTGGCGTCGTACCAGTTGATCAGCTCCTCACTGGCGTACTCCCTCCAGCGCCCGAACTTGGCCAGCTCGCCGCCGGAGAACAGTGAGCGCTCGTCGGGACGGTTGTCGCCGTACTTGTGCTTGCGGTTGAAGAAGTAGCCGTTCGTCTCCTCGATGGCCTGCTGGTAGCGGGCCTCGTCGAAGTCAGCGAACGCCGCGCGGATGATGTCCTCTTGGGTGCGGCGGGGCCGGGTGATGTCGGCATTTCCGAAGCCCAGGGCCTCGTCCATGGCCTTGCCGCGGCGCTCGGCCTCCTCGGCGTTCTCCGGCGGGGTGTCCGGAACGGCGTTGCGGATGACCGGGTCCGGGTTGTCGCGCCGGTCCATCTCCGCCGCGACGCGCATCATGTCGTCCTGGCTGAGGGGCTGACTCACGAGCGCGTCAAGCGCATCGTCGTCAAGCTCAGTCAGGTCGGCAGGCAGTACGGGGGCGTCGGTGGTCTCCGCGGCTCGCTGCTGCTCGAAGTCGTCACGGGCAGCGTGAAGCGCGCGCTGCAGGTTGCGGCCCTCGCTGTCGCGCCACTGGCTGACGGTGCTGGGCCCCCAGGGCTGGTGCCAGTCGAAGGGCTGTCCGTCGCTGCCGGTGATCTCCTCGAAGCGACTGGCAAGGGCGCGGGCCTCCTCGGGGTTGTCGGTGCGCAGGGTCAGGCCGGGCAGGTTGGTGCCGTTGCGGGCCTGAGCGAACCGCCACAGGGTGGTGCCGTCGTCCTGCGGCTCCGGCCATGTGACCAGCCCACCGCCCGGGGAGAGAACCATGCCTTCCCGCTCAGCGGCCTGCGCGAGGGCGGCGCGCCGCTCGGGGGTGTCCTCAGCCGCGGTGAGACCTTCGCCGTTCCTCCAGGCGCGGCGAAGGGAGTCCACGTCACCGTGACGGACCGGAGAGCGGCGGCCGCGGCCGTTGGGGGCGTGCCCCTCGCCGTCGCCACCGGTGCCGGTTGCGGCCGGAACGTTGAGGTCGGGCAGGTTCAGGTGAGGCAGGCCGGGCCCGCCGAGGCCACCAGGACCGCCGGGGCCACCGTTGCCGCCGTTGCGGCGTCGGCGACGCCTGCGCCGGTTGCGGTCGTCCTGCTCGTCCTCGTTGTCCTGGTCTTCGGCGTCCGGCTCGTCCTGCTGGTCGTCGGCGTTGTCCGGCGCGTCGGAGCTGTTGCCGTTCTCCTCATCGTCGGACGGGGCGTCAGGGGTGTCGGCTCCGCCCCCGTCAGGGTCGGCGGCGCCGCCGTCGAGGTCACCGTCACGGCGCTGCCGGCGTTCCTCGTCGCCCTGGTCCTGGTCCTCCTCGCTGTCGCTGGTGTTGTCCGGGGCGTTGGCCTCGTCGCGGTTGTTCTCGTCGTCGCGGCGGTCGTTGCCGCCGTCGTCCTCGCCCCGCGCGATCCGGGCGGCGCGGCGGAACCGCTCGGCCGCGCGCTCCCCATCGGGGCCACCCAGTTCGTACATCTCCGCGAGGGAGTCGAGCCGGTCGGCGGCGTCGCGCAGCTCGGCGTCGGGGTCGTCGGAGTCCGCCGCGCGCCCCATGGCGTCGGTGACGTCGCGGATCTCTGGAAGATCGTCCCCGCCCGCTTCGTCGGTGGCCTGGCGCACCAGGCCGGACATGCGGTCGGTGCGGTCCTTGATGTCGCTCCGGCCGCTGACCGGGGTGGCCTCCGGCTCGTCGACCGCGGGCTCGTCGACGTCGGGAGTACCGTCGGTGCCGGTCGTGCTGGTCTCGTCGACGTTGGGCTCGGAACGCTCGTACCTGTGGTTGTCGGGGATCTCCTCGTCCGGGTAGCGCAGCCGCACTTGGGCGTCGGAGTTGTAGAAGCGCTCCTCACCGTCGTTGGTGACGATGCGGGTACGGCCGCGGCCGGTACGCGCGGGCGGCTCGGCCACGGTGTGCGTACGGCCGTCGGCGTCGGTGTACCGGTCGCCCGGCTCCAGGTCGGCGGCGTTCCGCATCTGCGCCGGACGCAGGTCGCTGGTGTCGCGGCCTTCGGCATCGGCGAACATGTCCGGCGTGCCGAACTCGTCGGCAGGCCGGACCTCCGGGTTGTCCGGGTCCGCGGTGCTGTCCGCCTGACGGGTGGTCGGCTCGTCGACGTCGAAGAGGCCGCCGGGCTCCTCCCTGGTCTGCTTGGGCTTGGGCTCCTGCTTCGGGGCGCGGCCGGCGCGGCGGGCCTCTTCCGCTTCGAGGACCTGCAGGCGGGTGCGGTCAACACCGGACAGTTCCCCGCCGTTGGCCATCTCGCGGCCCATCAGGTCCACGATCTCGTCGCGAATCTCGCCATCGTCCATCGAGGACGGAGCCTTGGACCCCTCGGGGCGTACGGCGTCGAGCTGGTCGGACACCTCGTCCGGAGTCAGGGTGACGGTGTCGTTGCCTTCCTCGCCGTCTGCCGCGCTCTGGTCGCCGCCCTGGTCCTGGTCGTCGTTGCTGTCGTTGCTGTCGTTGCTGTCGTTGCTGTCGTCGCCGAGGTCGCCTGTGCCCGGGGTGTCGGCCGGCGGCTCGTCGTCGCCTCCGTCGCCCGCGCTGCCAGCGTCCGGGGTGTTGGTCTCCTCGGTGTCCGGCGCATCGGCGTCCGGGGTGGCGTCGGTGGAGTCGCCGCCGTTGCTCTCCCACTCCTCGCGGCGGCGGCGCAGATCGGCCGCGGCCTCGTCGATGGCCTTGCGGTAGGCGCGGTATGCGCGCACCTCGGACGGGTCGGACTCCAGCCCTTCGCCGCCTTCCAGCGTCCATGCCCACTCCAGGAGTGCGCGGTGTACCTCGATGGGGCCCGTGACCTTGAGCGTGCCCTTACGGCCCGGCTTGGCCTCCTTGAGCGCCTTCCGGGTGTCCGGGTCCTCCATGGCCGCGGTCTCGTCGACGTTGAGGAAGTCGACGAGTGCCGCCGGCATGGTCAGCGTGACGAAGTCCTCGGGCTTGTCCCACGCGTACTTGAGCGGTTCGCCGGGCTCCTCCGCGTCCGCGGTGTCCTGGCTCTCCGTGTCGTCAGGTCGGATGCTGGCGAGGGTGTCGCTGACCTCGTCCTGGGAGAGGCGAACGGTGTCGTCGTGCTCCTGGTCGCTGTTCTCGTCGCCGAGGTCGCCGAGGTCGCCGAGGTCGCCGAGGTCGCCGGTGCTCAGGGTGTCGGCCGACTGTCCCTCGTCGCCTGTACCGCTGGCGTTGTCGGGCCCCGCGGTGTTCGTCTCCTCGGGGCCCGATGCGTCGGCGTCCGGGGTCGTGTCGGTGGAGTTGCCGTCACCGTTGTCGGTCTGCGAGGCGTCGTGCGCCGGGGGGTTGGGGGTCAGACGCGCGAGGGTGTCGCGCACCTCGTCCTCGGTGAGGTGAACGGTGTCGTCCCTCTCCGGCTCCGGGTTCTGCTCGTCCCAGCGCTGGAGGTTAGCCACGGCTTCGTCGACCGCGGCCTGCAGCGGTGCCCGCTCCTCGCGCCGCTCCTTGGCCATCGTCTCGCGGTCGTGCTTCTTGTACCGCTTCTTGTCGAGTTCGTCGGGGTCAATCTCGGGCTTGGCGTCGAGGTCGGTGATGCGGGCGACGACCTCCTCGAGCAGGTTGGCCCGTGCCCGTGCGTGGTCGATCTGCGGGGTGAGGTCTGCGGCTGCGTGTGCGGACTGGAGCAGGGCTATTTGCTCGTCCAGCTCGGGGACCTTGGCCCGGTCCGACTCCTGCAGGGCGGGCGCCTTGTCGAGAGCATTGCCAAGGCGGGTGATCATGCCCGACCCGGCGCCCTTCTTCTGGAGGTCTTCGACCGTGCGCTCAAAGTCGGAGTTCCGGAGGTCCGGGAAGCCGACGTGCGCGACGAGCCTGCCGTCCTCCTTCCGCTCCGTACGGACGCCGAAGTCCAGGCCGCGGAACTGGCCGATGACGTGCCACGGGCTCATGCCCTCGCGGTTGTGATCCAGGAGCCGGGCGGTCACCTGGCGGTGCAGCGCCTTGCCGGCGTCGGAGCGCTCGCCGTACGGGGAGCCGCCGATGGTCATGGTGAAGCGGTCGCCGGCCTCTTGGATGCGGGGCAGAGCCTGCTCGCGGCGCTGGATGCCGTCGCGGGTGGCCTGGGATTCCTGGCGCAGCTCATCGAGGGCTTCGGCGCGACGGATACGCTCGGCGGCCTCGTTGTGCTGGTCGATCTCAAGGTCCTTGAGACGGCGGCGGGCCTTCATGAGATGACTCATGTAGGGGTTGCCGCCCATCTCGGCTTCCATGGTTTCGTAGTCGAACTCGGCGCCGTCGATCTCCTGGACGACGTCGCTGGTGTCGCCCTCCGTCGGCTCCGGCCGCTGGATGTCGACCAGGCCCTCGGCCTTGGCGGCGACGAACCCGGCCTTCCAGCCGTCCATGGAGCCCTTGGTCCCGAAAATGTCGATCTCGACCTCGGGGTTCTGATTGCCGTAGCGCAGGATGCGGCCGTTGCGCTGCTCCATCTGCGCCGCGCCCCAGTCGAGGTCGACGTGCGTGAGGGAGATCATGCGGTCCTGGGCGTTCATGCCCGTGCCCGCGACGGCGCTGGAACCGATCAGGACCGAGATCTCACCTTCGCGGGCCTTGCGGAACAGCTCCGTCATGTCCTCGGGCTTGCCGGACTTCTTGGCGTCCTGGACAAAGGCGATCTTGTCGGCGGGGACGCCGCCGGTGACCATGAGCTGCTTGAGTTCGGCGTAGGCGTCGAAGCCGCCCTTGTTGTCGCTGTCCGGGACGCCTTCGTTCAGGAAGATCATCTGGAGGGCGCCGGGGACGGGGTGGTCCTCGTCGCTGCCGTAAGCGACCTTGTAGACGCGGTCCTTGGTGGCGTGGTACCGCTCGATGTGCCGGTCCGCGACGGCCTTGAGCTTGTTGCCCGCGGGGGCGTTGCCGTCGACGAGCCGCGGGTCCAGGGCCACGCTGGTGCCCTCGTTGGACACCGTGAGCATGTTGTCGTCGACCAGGGCGCCCTTGCGGGTGCGGATCTGCTGAGGCTCACCGTTGTGGATGGCGCGGCCGCGGGCGACGAGCCCCTTGAGACGCTTCTTCTGGTCCGGGGTCGCGTCGACCAGGATCAGGTTGTGGGTGCCGCCCTTGAGCTTCGGCCGGGGAATGCCGACGTCGTCGGCCCGCTTGGTGTCCGCGACCAGGCCCCACATGGTCTTCATGGCGCGCTTGTTGTGGAACTCGGAGAAGCGCTCCACGACGCGCAGGCCAGACCCGTCGGGGGCGTTCTCGATACGCAGGGTCTTGCGGCCGAAGGTGTTGGCCCACAGGTCCGGGGCGCCCGCCTTGTAGGCGTCGAGCACCCACGGCGCCGCGAACTGGAGCATGGTGAACTGCTCGCTGATGCTGTTGGACAGCGGCGTGCCGGTGGCGAGCGTGATGGTGGCGCGGCCGCCGCGGCGGCGGTGCAGGTCGGTGGTCTTCTGGTGCAGGTCGACGCCGCGGATGGACGCGGGGTCGCCGCCGGCCTCCTTGGAGCGGAAGCCAACGCCCTTGTAGCGGTGAGCCTCGTCGACGACGAAGTAGTCGAAGCCGAGGTCGTCCCAGTACGTCTCGCCCGGCTTCCGCATGGGCGCGGCGTTCTTGTTGATGTTCCGCTGGACCGTCGCGATGCGCTGCTCGATCTTCGCGACGATGAACGGGTGGTTGGGGTTGTCGGCGTCCTCGTACTGGCGGTCAAGCTGCTCGCGCAGCGACTCCAGCTCCCGGAACTCGTACTCCTCCTGAGCCTCCGGGCTCATCTTGATGGAGCCGAAGGCCTCTTCGGTGAAGATGACCAGGTCCGGCTTGTTGGCGCGCAGCCACTCCAGCGTGCTGGAGCGCCGGTCACCGGCCAGGTCTGCCGAGGTGATCAGGTGGATATCGGCGTTCGGGTACAGGTACCGCGCTTCGTCCGCCCACTGCTTCGCCAGGTGGTTGGGCACCACGGCCATGGGCTTTTCGATCTGCCCGGACGCCTTGAGCGCCTGGGTGCCCATGACGAGCGTTGAGGTCTTGCCGAGGCCCACCTCGTGGGCGAGGATCACGCCCCGCTCGAACTGCATCCGGGCGGCGCCGGCGAGCTGCCAGGAGTGCGGGGTCCTGTCGGGCGTGAAGCCTTCCAGGGTGGGCGACATGCCCTCGTACGAACGGACGACGTGCCCGTTCATGATGCGGTTGTAGGACTCAGTGAGGGTCGTCAGTCGCTCGGCGTTCGCCGTGGCGTACTTGGCGAACTCGGCCCGCATCTGGTCGGCCTTCTGCCGGATCAGACGGGAGGTCGTCTCGTCGACGTCCTTGCGCTTGTCGTCGTGGTAGACGGTCAGCGATCCGAAGCCGAGGACCGCGCGGGCGATCTCTACGGCGGACTTGCCCTTGGTGCCCTTCTCCGGGTTGGCCGGGACGCCGTACATGACGTTGTTGGCCTCGGGCACACGGCCGGTGTTGAGAATCCAGCCGTACCGGTCATCGTGCGCAACGCGCAGGGTCCGGTCGCCCAGGTACTCGCGCAGGAAGCCCTGCAGCAGCTCCGGAGGCGTCCAGTGTGCGCCCATCTCGGGCGTGAACTGGCCGATGGTCCGCTCCGGCGGCTGTACCGCCTCCAGCGCGGCCACGTTGACCGCGTACGCCGGGTCCTTCTCCGCGGCCTTGCGGGCGGCGTCGAGCTTGTCGCGGACGGCACCGGACAGGTAGGCGCTGGCCAGATCGAGGCGGCCGGTGGCCGGGTTGGTGAAGACCTCGTTACCGAGGCGCTTCAGCGCCTCCTGCGGGTCGACGTCGAGGAGGCGCGCGACTTCCCCGAGGTCCACGTCGCCGTGCGCGGCGACGACCGCGGCCAGGGCCGCCTTCGGGTCGTCGGTCGACGTCAACTGACGCCGACGGGCCGCAGCGCGCTCGGTGAAGATGCGGGAGAGGACCGGCTCACCGGTCTTGGCGTCCCACCGCTCCAGGGCGAGGACAGCCGCGGCGTCCGGGTCGGCTCGGAAGTAACCCCACGCCGTCGGGCGGCCGTTCTTGGTGCGGTGCTGGCCGGGCTTGGACAGCGGCCCGTACTGCTCGACGTAGGCGGCGTGCAGGTCGCGGAGCTGGGCGCGGAGGGCGTCGGCGCGCTCCTCCTCGTCGTTCTTGCGGTCCAGCTCGCGCAGTTCGGCGGCGACGTCGCGGAGCTGCATGAGGTCGCGGAGCTGGGCGGTGTTGCCGTCGGCCGGGTCGATGAGGACCGGCTCAGCGCCGTTGACGTGCTGGTAGAACTGGCCGTCGTCGCCCTCGTAGAGGCGGCCGGTCCAGTCGTTGGCGTGCTTCTCCCGGGCGGTCTGCAGGTGCACCGGGGGCCGGTCGTCGCCGTCGGGGTGCGGCTCGTAGCCGCGGCCGTCGGCCTTCGCCTTCTCAGCCATGTCCTCGAGCGCCTTGCGGAGCTGTTCGGCTGCCTTGGCCGGGTCGCCCTTAACGGTGACCTCCGGCCCGTACGGGCCGGACTGGGTGGTCAGCGTGCCGAGGATGTGCTCGGGGTGCTCGTCGAAGTAGGCGTTGATGTGGTGCGGGGTGCCGTTGAGGTCCCGTTCGGGGGCGTCCAGCCATGAGGTGTCGGCCGGCTCGGTGCCGTCCTCACGGCGCCGGAACACGAGCACGTCGGTGGTGACCCCGGTGCCGGCGTCGTTGAAGACGCCGGAGGGCAGACGGATGGCGCCCACCAGGTCGCCGTACTTGGCCATCTGACGGCGGGCCTTGTCGCCCTTGGAGTCGAGCGTCTGCCGGGAGGTGATGACGGCCGTGATGCCGCCCGGACGGACGAGGGCGATCTCCTTGGTGACGAACCCGTTGTGCAGGCTCTCCGCCGGGTACCGCTTGTCATCGAACGGGACGCGGGCGAACGGCACGTTGCCGATCGCCGCGTCAAAGGTCCCCGGCCGGGCGTCGCTCTCCGCGAAGGACTCGTTCAGGACGTTGGCGTGCGGGTAGATCGCCTGAGCGATCCGGGCCGTGGTCGGGTCGAGCTCCACACCGGTCAGGCGCGCACCGTCGGGGGCGACGCCGAAGAACGTGCCCGCGCCGGAACCGGCTTCGAGGACGTCGCCACGGTCGAACCCGAAGGCGCGCAGGCCATCCCACATCGCCTCGGCGATGGGCTGCGGCGTGTAGTGCATGGACAGCACGCCGCGGGACGCCTGCCGGAACTCAACCGGCGTCAGAACGCGCTGCAGCTCGCTGCGGATGTCGCTGTACTCGGACCACCGCTCGTGGTCCTTGGCGAACTTGCCGTACCGAGTGCCGCCCTGCTGGTAGCGCGGTTCCTTCTCGTTCGGCTCGCTGGCGAAGATGATCGGCACCGAGCCCCACCCGGACCAGCGGGCGAGGATGCGCTTCTCCTCGTCGGTGGCCGGCCGGTTCTCGGCCTCCAGCTTCTTGAGGACCTTGATGGCCTCGACGTTGGCGGCCGCACGCGCGCGTGCGCCCTTGGGCGCGTCGGCCGGGTCCGGCCGGAACCGCGCTACGCGTCGTACATCGCGTCCCTGATCTCCTGCAGGTGCTGCTCCATCGGCGTCTGCTCGGGCGCCTTCTCCGCGCCCTCCTCCGGCTCGGGCAGAAGCTCCCTCAGAACCATCGCCGTCGCGTCCGCCCTGATCTGCTTGAGCCGGCCGACCCTCTCGTCGTAGCCCTCCGGCTCCGGCACCGTCTCCTCCAGCGCCTGCTCCGCGACCAGAATCCGGCTCTCGATCTCCCTGGCCTTCGTCTCCACGAACGCCTCCGGATCGTCCATCGCCGCCCACTCCTGCGGCAGGTACGTCCGCCAGTGATCCCGGACCGTCGGACTGAACATGTTCATCGTCGTCGCCTCCCAGCGCTGCACGGAGCGCGGCCTGCTGTGCCTCGATCTCCTCGCGGGAGATGACCTTCTGGTCGTCGTTCCCGCCATTCTTGCGGACTGCCTCACGGGCTGACTCAATCGCGTGCAGTGCCACGTTGATGGAATTGAGTCGGGTCTTGGCCTTCGCCCGGTCCGACTTGTCCGCGTCGCGGTCCGCGGCCTGCACGGACATGTCCCGCGACAGTTCTTCCGTCACCCGGTGCAGCTCCGCGAGGAGACCCTCGGGAATGACCAAGTTCCGGCCCTTGATGTGGTGGCCCTTCTTGCTGCTGGGCACCAGCGGGTTCACGCCGTCGTCCCAGCCGTACCGGTCCCGGAACAGGTGGAAGAGGTACTGGCGTTCCTCGGATGCGTTGGAGAGCCGGTCGCCGAGGCGGGCCGTCTGGTACAGCTCGACGAACATCTTCGGGACGAACACGCGCCGCTCACGGCCCCAGGTGCGCTCACCTCGGGTGTCCGGGTCCTGGTCGTAGGCGCGGACCAGCGCGGCCAGGGCGGCGGCTCGCGAAGGGTACGCCGTGTTGCCGTGGCCCCAGGAGTTCTTGCCCCAGGTCCAGCCGATCTCTCGGCGGTCGCGCCCGTAGCCGAGGTTCTGGTTGTAGTCGATGTAGCCGTACCCGGCGCCGCCGTCGATGCTGATTTGCCCGTTGGAGTCGGGGTTGTCGACGCGGGCGAGGAGCTGTTCGACCTCGGGGGTGGTGTCCCGGCGGTTCAGTTCGGCCTCGATGGCGGCCATGCGTGCCTCGCGGGCCGCCTTGACGTCGTCCGACTCGTAGTTCGAGCGGCCGCGGCGCAGCTCGGTGTACTCGTCGAGCAGCTTCTTGGAGTCGACGGCGTCGGGGGTGTCCCGGTCCGTGATGGCCCGCTTCTCCCGCTCGCGTCGCTCCTGCTTGATGTCCTCCAGGCGGCCCTCGAGGACCCGCTGAGCCTCCGGGGACGCCTTGCGGAAGTCCCGCTTGATGAGTTCGTTGTATTCCTCGGACAGGGCTTCGTCGTCGAGGTCAGCGACCGGCGGCCGGTCGGCGATCTGCTCGGCGCGGCGCCGCTGCTGCTCACCGACGATCGCGTCGTGCCGCTTCTGCAGGGCGGCGCGTACGGTCTGCTCGGCCTCGTGGTCGTCGCCGGCGGCCTGGTGCAGGGTGACCCGGTGGGCGACGGCGTCGCGGGCCTTGGCGAGGTCCTCCTCGGCCATCGTGGTCAGGTCGGTGTTCTCGTCGACCAAGGCCTGGGAGCGGCGGCGGCGCTCGCTGTAGATGGCGCGCTCGACGTCGTTCGCGGGCTCGCCCCTGCGGGAGCCGTACGTGCCGCGTTCCTGCTGCGACTCCTTGACGCGGGCCTCGATGTCGGCGTCGCTGAGCTGGGTGGCGTCGCGGGCCGCGGCTTCGTCCCGCTCCTTCCGCCGGCGCTTCTGCTCCTCGGTGATCAGGTCGATCTCGCTGTCGAGGCGCCGACGGTTGGCTTCGGAGCGGGAGGTGCGGTATTTCGTGTACCGCTCGTTCTTCATCGTGTTCAGCCGGGCGTCGGTGGCGTCGCTGATCTCGCGGCGCAGCGCGGCAGTTTCGTCGCCTCCGTCCCCGGGTGCGTCGGGGGTGCCCTGGCTGGTCTCGTCGGTGACGTGGACGTTGCGGCCCTGGCGGGCGAGATTGCTCAGGACCTCCGAGATGCGTTCGTCCCGGGTGGCGTCGGTCATGTTCGCCTGGGTCTGCCAGGAGCCGACGGGGCCCATCGTCGGGGCCCACTTCACGGCCTTGACCTTGCCAACCGCGTCGTAGTCCCGCTGGTCGCCCTTGATGGTGCCGCGGAAGACCATGACGCGCTTGGCGGGCTTGCCGTCCTTGCCCGGCTTCATCACCCACGCCGCGGTGACGCGGTCCCGCTTCTGCGGGTTCTGCGCGGCAAGGTGGAGGCGTGCCATGACCTGGGCGCCCTGCGGGGGGTACTGCGGGACGGGGACAACGACGCCGTTGATCGTGGCCTTCGGCGGGTAGCCGCGCTCGCTGGTGGCGGCGACCTGCCCGTCGGGGCCGTACAGGGTGATCGCGCCGCCGTCGTTGACGAAGTGGTAGCCGTCGACGCCGTCGACGGGCCGTGCGCCGTCCGGGAGGGCCGGGGTGGGCTCCGGCTGTGCCTCCGGCTGCTGGGGGGCGTCGGGGGCGTTCGGGGCCTGGGGCGCGGCTGCCGGGGCGTTCTGGCCGGCGGGGGCGCCACCGCCCTGTTCCAGCTGGAGCTTGGCGAGGGCCTCGTCGACGACCTCGCGGAAGGACTTGTTGTCCTCGGACCGCCACTTGCTCACGGTGACGTGGGAGAGGTCCAGCGGCTTGCCGTCCTCGCCCTTGAGGTTGGAGGCGACGAGGAAGCGGCCGAAGCGCTGTGCTTCCTGCTGGGTCTCGAAGCGGGGGTGCAGGGTGAAGCCACTGCCGGTGGCGACGAGTCGCCAGTTGCCGTCTCCGTCCCGGTGGGTGACGAGCTGTCCGCGTCCGACGAGCTTGAGGCGGTCGTCGGCGATGAGGCTGTCCAGCTTCTGGAGCGCGGCGCGGGACGTGGGGTCGGTGTGCTGGCTCAGGCGCTCGCGGATGCCCTGCCAGTGCGTGCGGACGTCCTGCAGGGTGGTGAACCGTCGCCCGTCCGCGGCCGGGGCCGCCGGGGTAGCCGGGTTGGTGGTCGGCGCTGGGGTGGCGTCGAACTCCTTGCGGGCTCGGATGATGGCGCCCTGGATGTTCTCGCCCTTGGTGGAGCGCCAGTCACGGGCGGCGCGGTCGAGCTGCGGGTCAGAGAAGTCGAACGGCTGGCCGAACTTGGTGATCTGCCCGTTGACGGCGGTCTTGTCGAGGTGGTCGGCGAACCGGGCGGCGTCCTGCGGGGTGTCGAAGTCGCCGGCGCCGTCCATGCGCTGTCCGGTGCCGGTGGCCGTCAGGTACCAGCGACCGTTGTCGTCACGGAGGATCGCGAAGCGGCCGTTCGGGGTCACCTGCAGGTCGTCGTCGTAGGCAACCGAACGCAGGAAGGTGGCCATCTCCGGCCTGGTACCGGGCTGCTGGGCGAGCTGCGTGAAGTGGCGGCGGACGGCAGCGGTGTCGGCGTACCGGGCTCCGGCTGCGTTCTGCTGGTTGGGAAGCGCGTCGAGGTTGACGGGGTGGGCGCCGTCTTCCGGCTCGTCCTGGTCGTCCTCGCGGTCCGGGCCGTCGCCCTCGTCGTCGCCGATCGGGCGGCCCTGGTCGTCGGCGTTGTGGGGGTCGTTGGGGGTGTCCGGGTCGCCGTCGTCGTCCCGGGCCACGCCGTTGCCGCGGCGCGGGTCCTCGTGCCGACGCTCGTCCTCGGCTGCGACCTTGTTCTCGTCCTCGGTCGGCGCGGTGCCGTCGGGACGGGCGACCATCGTCACCCACTTGGCACTCGTGGTGTGCCGGCGTCCCCGGAACTCGTTGGGGCCGCTTTGGTCCTGGACGAGGACGCGGTCGTGCGGAAGGGCGCGCACGACGCGCGCGAGCTTGCCGCCCCAGAGCCTGACCGTTCCACCCGTCTCGATGAAGCGGCCCTTGCTGTCGCGGGGGTGCAGGGCAGGGTTCCACGGCCGACGCGTGACCTTGACCTCGAGGTCGCGATTCAGGTCCTGCGACTCAGCCTGTGCAGTGGGGCGATTCAGCATGCCGCGGACCATGTAGAGCGCGGGTGCTTAGCGTCGCGGCCTCGTGGCCGGGTACGGACCGGCTACTTCGGCGTGAGGAGGCGGAACGGCGAGCCAGCCGGGGAATCCGAACCCGCCGACGGCGAGTGTGGATCTGCCGACCTTGCTGGTGCGGGTGGGAGGGTCATGCCCCTTTCCGGATCTGACGTGGAATTCAGGTCTGAGACGAAGCCGTGCTGCCGCGCGCGTGTTCGAAGGTTGGCAACTCTGAGACCAAGTCCGATGCCGGATGATTGGATACCGGTGTCTGGCGGTGTGGGGGGTCGTTGGCCTTTCTGTAGGCCGCAGATGCACGAACAGGCTCGGTTCGAGGGAATGGAGGGCCGGGCGGTGAGCGATCGCAGTTCGATCGAGTGGACCGAGGCAACGTGGAACCCGACCACGGGATGCGACCGTGTCTCCGCAGGCTGCGACAACTGCTACGCGCTAGCTCTGGCGAAACGTCTGAAAGCTATGGGCTCGCCGAAGTACCAGAGCGACGGTGATCCACGTACCTCCGGGCCGGGGTTCGGGCTGACCCTGCACCCAGACTCGCTGGAGATCCCCTACGGATGGAAGAGCCCGCGGACGGTGTTCGTCGACTCCATGAGTGATCTGTTCCACGCTCGGGTGCCCCTCGACTACGTACGCCGCGTGTTCGAAGTGATCGCAGGTACCCCGCAGCACACCTACCAGGTGCTCACCAAGCGCGCACGCCGACTGAGATTGGCTGCCGACCGGCTTCAGTGGCCGGAGAATCTGTGGATGGGCGTCTCGGTGGAGAGCGCCAAGGAACTGCCCCGGGTTGACGACCTGCGGCAGGTTCCTGCAGCGGTGAAGTTCCTTTCGTGCGAGCCCTTGCTGGGGCCGCTGGACGGGCTGGAATTGACCGGCATCGACTGGGTCATTGCAGGAGGTGAGTCCGGGCCCGGGCACCGGCCGCTCGACCCGGCCTGGGTGACACACATCCGCGACACCTGCCAGCAGGACAAGGTGGCCTTCTTCTTCAAGCAGTGGGGCGGCCGTACACCCAAGGCTGGCGGCCGTGAACTGGACGGTCGCACTTGGGACGAAATGCCGCACCGTGCGTTGGCTCTTGCGGCAGGTTAGCCCCGAGGCCGCTGGCTGCGGCACCTGACGCGATCGGCTGCGCGCCTATGGAGGAACCAAGTCCTCACCCGTCGCCCTGAGCGGGCACATCAGCCTGGTCGCAAAGCGCCATAACAGCACGCACTTCGGTCTCGATGCCATGCAGTGAAGAGCCATTTCCCCGCAACACCGGTACACACCCAGGGCATCTGCCGCAAAATCGTCCCAACCATGTCCATCGAGCTGACAAGGCGGGGGATCTTGGACGAGTCCGAGGCAGTGCTCGACGAAAAAGTTCTCGATCTGAGCGGTGAGAGCGCCGACGACACGGAACTCGACAGCAGTAGCCCGTTCTTCGTCAGCAAGAAGGCCGCTGCTGTGCTCAAACATGCGATCCTCGACCAGTATGTGGTTCCCTTCGCCAGCAAGGTCGGCAGGTACGCACCGGACGGCCGTGTCGTCTACCTCGACAGCTACGCGGGACCAGGTCGTTACGAGGACGGCACCCCAGGATCACCCGCTCTGATCCTGGAATCGGCAGCGCGCATCGCAGGCTTCCGCCAGCTTGACTGCTACTTTGTCGAGCGCGGGCGCAAAAGCTACCGCTCTTTGGCCGCTCTCGCCGAGGAAGCGAGCGGCAGCGGGCTGACCGCGCACGCGCTACAAGGACGAGCCGAGAAGCACCTCGATCACGTGCTCCAACGAGCCGCAGGGCAACCCCTGTTCGCCTTCCTGGACCCATTCGGACTCGGGCTCAGTTTCCAAGCCCTCACCCAGCAGATCTTCGGCTCCCGCAGCACCCACGGAACCACCGGCCGCTATGCCACAGAGGTCCTGCTCAACTTCAACGCCAATGCAGTGCGTCGCATCGGAGGTCTGCTCACTAGCCCCAAGGACACACCGGGGAAACCGGCCACGCTGCGCGCAATGGACGCGGCCTGCGGCGGACCCTGGTGGCGTGACGAGTTCCACGACTCCAAAGACAACGCCGAGGCCGTCCAGCGCATCACCGCTGGCTTCGCTCGGCGTGTCGCACGTACTGTCCGTGCAGGCTACTGGACCATCGAAGTCCGTAACCGTGCTCACCACCAAGTCGCATACCACCTCGTGCACTTCAGCCGCCACAAGGATGGCCTCTGGCTGTTCGGGGAAGCCGCCAGTCGGGCTCAGATCGAATGGCGCCGTGCTTGCCTCCCCCCGCCTGACGAAGGCGCTCTCTTCGGCGCCGCTGACACCTTCGATGACGAGGAAGAGCGCCGGGCACAGGCCTGGGTCAAACAGATCCGTCGGAATATCGAAGGCCTGCAGCAGCGCGTTGGCCCCTTCCGAATCGGTGACCACCAGGCGGAGGTCCTCGCCGGAGTTCTTGGCCAGGCATGGAGCAAGCACATCCGCGCCGCAGTGAAGCAGTTGTATAAGGACGGCATGACCAACTGCACCGGAGTCGGCGATGTGCGCGAGCTGCGCATCACCCCACCGCGATGAGACGCTTCGAGCCGCGACCGCATCGACACAACACCAGCTGCTGCGCGTGGCCTCGCGGAGGAATCGGGCCGGCTACATCGTCTCCGTGAGGATGTGGATGGCGAACCAGCCGGAGAATCCGAACCAGCCTACGGCGAAGATGGCTCTGCCGACTTTGCTGGTGCGGGTGCGGAAGAGTCGGCGGACGTTCTCCGACAGGGTGTCCTTGTCGCGCGCGTTGGCAAGGGCAATGCCCTCTGCCACGGCGAACGCGATGGTCCATGCGATCCAGATTGCTACCCACATGACAGTTACTCCTTCGGGTCGGTGACGTAGTGGAGGCGGCATCGGCAGTTGATCGTGAGGGCGATCGGTGCGAATGGGTCGCCGGGGTAACGGAGGCTGGAGCCGTCGACGGTGTACGGGGTGCCGACGGGGAGCGTCTTGCCGTTCAGCGCCTTGTGGGCGGGGCGTACGCGGTCGTCTCCGCGGGTGATCCAGGTTCGGACGACGCCGGGGCCGGCGTGTTCGGCGGCGGCGTCTGCTGCGCCGTTGATGGTCGAGATGGCGCAGGTCTCGGCGATCCGGGCGATCAGGGCGGGCTCTGCGGAGTGGTAATGGCTGACGACGGCGTGCTCCAGGTCGCCCACGTCCTTGGCGTCGTTCTGCGCGGCGGCGAGGGCGTCGGCCAGTTCGGTGAGGAACGCGGTCACGGCCTCGCCGGCGAACGCCGCGGTGACGATGGCGGCCGCGGCCGCGGAGGGGGGAACGTCGTCCGAGCCGGTGAGGGCCTGCCCCACCTTGCGGGCGGTGGCGATGGCTGCCTGTTGGAGGATCGGCGTCAGGGTCTGGGAGGTCTCCTCAGCCCAGCGGGCGGCGCTGACGACGCGGTTCTGGTCGAGGTCGGCGTCGACGTGCCGGACGTCGTTGTCGTTCTCCGGCTGCCAGTAGCGGGTGTACTTGCGGATCTTCGGTGCGCGGAGCCGGGCCAGGATGACGCCTTCCTGGCGCGCCAGGAGGGCGGTGACGGCGGCTGCCACGGCCATGGAGAGGGCGTCGAAGTCGTCGTCTGTGACCTCGAATCCGTCGTCCTGGGGGAGTGCCTTGCTCTCGATCGTGTCGCGGGCGGCGGCGACGTCCTCGGCGGCCTCGCCGGGCTGGGTCTGCTCTTGGGCGTTCCGGGCGCGGTCGACGTCGGCGGCCGCATCGCCCGGGGCGGTGGCGGTGTTCGTGGCGCGTGCTGAGGCGACGGCGTCCGCGGCGGTGCTGCCTGCGGGCAGTGCGAGGGGGGCCTGCGCTCGTGCTGCGGTGACGGCGGCCGCCGCGTCCTGGCCGGGATCGACGGCGCGCGCGGCTGCCACGTCCGCGGCCGCGGAGTCTTCCGGAGCGGCGCCCTGGGGGAGCGGGGCGCCGGTGGGCGCCGCGCCGGGCATTCCGCCGGCGGCCGGGTCGGGACCGAGGCCGAGAGCCGCGGCGTCCTGCGGGTTGGCGGGTATGGGGGCCTTCTGCGGGCTGATCCACAGGGCGCGGGACTGCGGGACGTTGAAGGCTTCCCGGCCTGCGATCTCCCGGTACTCGTCGATGGTGATGAGGCCCTTGTCGAACTCCTCCCGGGCTTCTTGCCGGGCCTGGCGGCGGGGGAACTCGAGGGCCTGGACGCGGGAGGTGTCGTACCGGACGGTCCAGCCGTCGTCCAGCTCAGGGTCGAACCCGGAGGCCACCAGGTTGAGGTGGGGCAGTTCGGTGTGGTCCCAGAAGTTCCACTCTTCCCGGTCCGCGTTGGCGTAGGTGCGCTCGGAGGCGTTGCCGACGATGCTCTCGGGCACGCCGAAGGCGGCCAGGATCTCGCCCTTGGAGATGCCGGCCAGCGTCTCGTACGCCATCTCGCGCGGCCGGGCGGAGGTGTCGACGTATGTGACACCGCCGGGGCCGGTGCCGACGAGGGTGAGCTGCCCGGCGTTGTGCGCGCCGGGGGCCAGGCGCTTCTGGATGCGGTCGACTTCGCGCGGGTCGACGCCGTCCAGGTCGATACCGACAATTCCGCCCGGTCTGCCGTCATTGTCAATAAATGAGATGTTGTATGTGCGCGCCTTGACGTCGAGGTCGACGGACAGGCCCGCGGCCTCAAGCGGGGTGACACCGCAGAACGGATCGGTGGGGTGGGGGTCCCTGATCCAGATGACGTGTTTCGGCTTCAGCTCCCGGACCTGACCGGCGTAGTTGGTGAACTCGAAGTGCTTGACGTAGTCGCCGTTCTCGTCGTCCGGGATGATCTGGACGCGGTCTGGTGGCAGCAGATCGAGCCGGGTGAGGGTGCCGCCCCGTGAGTAGGTCTTCTCGATGAACACGCCCTTCTTCGACAGAAGGAGCTGCGCGCTCAGCCGCTTCTTGAAGACGTCGGCGGTCTCCAAGGGGTTGGACTTCTTGTTCAGCAGGCGAAGAAGCGGGTGGTCGTCGAGGGTCTCCTCGAAGCGCCGCTCGTCGCCTCCCCGGCCTATTTGGATCGGTAGGGTACTGGCGTGCTTGCTGATCGCCTCGATGGACTTGAAGGTCCAGATGCTGCGTTCGTAGCCCTCGATGATGACGCGCTCGAGGTCCCAGCCGTCCGCGCGGCCTGGTGTCCCCCAGACGTTCGTGACGCCGGCGTACGTCATCGACACGTACGCGTTGCCCGCGAGGAGATCCTTTGTCTCCGTGGGCGGCGGGGGTGCGGCGGTCCGGGGGACAAGGAGGCCGCGGAGTGCGGGGAAGAGTTGGCGGGGCATCAGGCCCCCTCATCGCTGGACAGCCACAGGCCAGCGGCGACGGCAAGGATGCTGATGGCCAGCCATCCGAGCGGCGGCAGCAGGTAGAACAGAACGGCGGTCTGCCCGGAGTAGCTGCTGAACGCGGCGATGGCTCCGGCGTCTTGCTGCCATCGGCTCTTGGAGTTGCGGCGGACGAGAACACCGCTGGCGCACAGGCCGACGAGGGAGGCGGACAGGCCCGCGGCCCAGTGCAAGGCGCCCAGCGCCCCGAGGCCGCCGAGCACACCGAACGAGAGCAGGAGGAATCCGAACGCCTCCCGGCCGATCTTCGCGTCGGGGAGCACCGACCCAGTGATGTCGGTGGTGGCGACAATCGGGTCGTCGTTCGACGGCTGAGGTTGCTGAGTAGTCACGCCGCGCACCATGAACGGCGGGCGGCGTTAGTGTCGCGTGCTCAGCGTGGGGGCCGTGACACCCCGGACATGTAGGCGCCAATGCCGCGACGCTGGAGGGTGCCGCCGGGGACGACGCGGGCGTTCTTCGGCGGTACGGGGATCTTCCGCTTCGCGCGGGTGCTCTGGTCGCCGCCGATCAAGTGCCGGTTGTCGATCTTGGCTGAGCAGTCGTCGCCGCGTACTTCGTCGTACGGGCGTCGGCAGCCCTTGCAGTAGACCTCCAGGGCATCAACGCGCTGCCCTTCGGCGGCCTTGAAGCTGCCGCGGTAGTCCGCGATCTTCGCGACCTTGGGCGTGACCTCGATCTCCGCGGCCACCACCCACACGTGCGAGAGATCCGGCTTCTCCTCCGCTGCTGGCGTGGCCGGGGGCTCCGGGGCGGCCTCCTTGATCGTCTTCGTCTCCACCCGCGGCGGCGTCTCGGGCTCAAGCCAGGAGAACAGTTTCTCTTGCAGGTGCGACCGGTGGCCGGTCTCGGATGAGAGGGGAGCTATCGCGGTAGTCACCGTTCCTCCGGAGCGCGCTGCGGGGTTGACGTAAAGCGCAACCCCCTTCACAGCCAAAACGTCAACGACCGTGATCTGTTACACATGACCCGTTTGGGGCAACTCACCGGAGTGGATCAACACCTTTGCGTGATCTTCGAAGGTCACAGATGTGATCGTTTCCGACGCGCCAGAAGGCCGTGTGAAGCGCCCAGATCTGATCTTCTGAGAGGGATAGGGTGGGGCATTCCACGATCCATCTCGGAGGTGCCCGCCCGGTGGCCGACAGCTTTGTTCACCTGCACAATCACACCGAATACTCGATGCTCGACGGCGCGCAGAAGCTCAAGCCGATGTTCGCTGAGGTCGACCGGCAGGGCATGCCAGCGGTGGCGATGTCCGACCACGGCAACATGTTCGGTGCGTACGAGTTCCATCAGGTGTCCAAGGGCTTCGACAGGGTCAAGCCGATCATCGGGATTGAGGCGTACGTCGCCCCATCTTCGCGCCGCAATCGCAAGCAGGAGTTCTGGGGGCCGGGCGGGCAGCGCGCCATGTCGGACGACGGCGAGGGCTCGAAGGACGTCTCCGGCGGAGGCCGCTTCACCCACATGACCATGTGGGCCCAGAACGTCCAGGGCCTCAAGAACCTGTTCTACCTGTCCACCGAGGCCAGCTACACCGGGCAGTTCCCCGCCGGTAAGCCGCGCATGGATATGGAGCTGATCAGCGAGCACGCTGAGGGCATCATCGCGACGACGGGATGCCCCTCCGGCGCGATCCAGACCCGGCTGCGCCTGAACCAGTACGACGAGGCACTCAAGGTCGCCGGCGCTTACCAGGACATCTTCGGCCGGGAGAACTACTTCCTGGAACTGATGGACCACGGCCTGTCCATCGAGCGCGACGTCCGAGACGGACTGCTGCGCCTGGCCAAGCAACTGGCCATCCCGCTCCTGGCCACCAACGACGCGCACTACATCCACGAGGACCAGGCGGACGCGCACGACAACCTGCTGTGCATCGGCGTCGGCAAGAACAAGGCCGACGAGAAGCGGTTCAGGTTCCAGGGCAGCGGCTACTACCTGAAGACCGCGCAGGAGATGCGTGCCCTGTTCTCCGAGCTGCCCGAGGCGTGCGACAACACGCTGCTGATCGCGGAGCGGATCGAGTCGTATGACTCGGTCTTCGAGAACGTCGACGAGATGCCGCAGTTCCCCGACGTGCCGGAGGGGGAAACGCAGGAGTCCTGGCTGCGCAAGGAGTGCCTGAAGGGCCTCGCCATGCGCTACGGGGACCCGATCCCCGCCGAGGTCATGGAACGCTTCGAGACCGAGATGTCGGTCATCGGCCCCATGGGCTTCTCCAGCTACTTCCTCGTGGTCGCGGACATCTGCAAGTACGCGCGGGACAACGGTGTGCCGGTCGGACCTGGCCGTGGTTCGGCTACCGGCTCGATCGTCGCCTACGCGACCCGCATCACTGAACTGTGCCCGCTCGAGCACGGCCTCCTCTTCGAGCGATTCCTGAACCCGGAGCGCATCAACCCTCCGGATGTCGACCTCGACTTCGACGACCGCCAGCGCGACAAAATGGTGCGCTACGTCACCGAGAAGTACGGCGACGAGTACACCGCCATGGTGAACACGTTCGGCAAGATCAAGGCCAAGAACGCGATCAAGGACAGCTCGCGCATCCTCGGCTACCCCTTCAGCCATGGTGAGCGGATCACCAAGGCGCTGCCGCCGGACATCATGGGCAAGTCCATCCCGTTGGATGGCATCTTCGACCCGCAGCATCCTCGGTATGGCGAGGCCGCCGAGATCCGGACGATGTATGAGAACGAGCCGGACGTCAAGAAGGTCATCGACACCGCCAAGGGCGTCGAGGGCCTGACCCGAGGCACTGGTGTCCACGCGGCTGCGGTCATCCTGTCCAAGACCCGACTGACCGAACGTATCCCGCTGCACATGCGTGCGGCCGACGGCGTGAAGATCACCGGCTTCGACTACCCCAGTTGCGAAAACATGGGGCTGGTCAAGATGGACTTCCTCGGGCTGCGGAACCTGGGTGTGATCGACCACGCCATCCAAAACATCCGCGAGAACCGCGGCGTCAAACTCGCCTGTGTTGACCCGATGGACGGCGACACCGAGACAGTTGTCATCCCCCTCGATGACAAGAAGACGTTCGAGCTTCTTGGCCGGGGCGACACTTTCGGTGTGTTCCAGCTCGACGGCGGCGGCATGCGCGCCTTGCTCAAGCTCATGGAGCCGAGCCGATTCGAGGACATCGCGGCCGCCCTCGCCCTGTACCGGCCCGGCCCGATGGCCGCCAACGCACACACCAACTACGCGCTGCGGCAGAACGGCAAGCAGGACCCCGACCCCATCCACCCCGAGCTCAAGGAAGTCCTCGACCCGATCCTCGGGTCTACTCACCATCTGCTCATCTTCCAAGAGCAGATCATGGCGATCGCCCGGACTCTCGCGGGGTACACGCTCGGCGGCGCCGACATGCTGCGCCGCGCGATGGGCAAGAAGAAGCCCGAGGTCCTGGCCGCGGAATGGGACAAATTCCACGGCGGCATGAAGGACAATGGCTACTCAGAGGAGGCCATCAAGGCCATCTGGGACGTCATGCTCCCGTTCTCCGGGTACGCCTTCAACAAGTCCCACACTGCCGGCTACGGCCTGGTCTCCTACTGGACCGCCTACCTGAAGGCGAACTACCCGGCCGAGTACATGGCCGCACTGCTGACGTCCGTCGGAGACGACAAGGACAAGGCCGGCGTCTACCTGGCCGACGCCCGCAAATTGGGCGTGACCGTTCTACCGCCCGACGTCAACGAGTCCGTCGCGGAGTTCGCGGCCATCGGCGACGACGTGCGCTTCGGCCTCCGATCGGTGCGCAACGTCGGCGACAACGTCATCGAAGCGATCATCGCGGCCCGTAAGTCCCAGGGGAAGTTCACCTCGTTCGCCGACTTCCTGGACAAGGTCGAGTTGCCCGCGCTCAATAAGAGGGCCGTCGAATCGCTCATCAAGGCCGGCGCCTTCGACTCCCTCGGCCACACACGCAAGGGGCTGACGGCCGCTCACGAAGCAGCCATCGATGCGGTTGTGCCGCTGAAGAAGGCCGCCGCATACGGGCAGGACGACTTGTTCGCAGGGATGGGCAGCGACAGCAGCGACGAAGGGGCCGGGTTCGGCCTCGACGTGCCTATCGGCGAGAGCGAATGGCCGCGTAAGCAGCTCCTCTCCACTGAGCGGGAGATGCTCGGGATGTACGTCTCGGCGCACCCTCTGGACGGCACTGAACACATCCTGGCCGCTAACCGGGACACCACCATTCCCGATCTGCTGGCTTCAGGCCGCACGGAGGGCATGGTCCGTCTGTCCGGGCTGATCACCAGTGTCCAGCCGAAGATGACCAAGCAGGGCAACGCGTGGGCCATCGTCAATTTGGCCGACCGTGACGGCACCATAGAGGTCCTGTTCTTCCCGGCCTCCTACCAGCTCGTCATGGGCGCGCTCGTCGAGGACGCCGTGGTATCGGTCTTTGGCAGGCTCAACGATCGTGACGGCACCATCAGCATCTTCGGCCAGGAGTTGCAGGTCCTGGACGTCACAGCCGCCGAGCGCAACGGTGCGGCGCCTGTCCAGCTCGCTCTTCCCTACCACCGCATCAACGAGCCCACGGTGAAGGAACTCAAACGGATCATGGGAGCTCACCCAGGGGAGAACCCCGTGCGTCTGACGGTGCGTGGCCCGCAGAAGACGACCATCTTCCAGCTTCAGGCCATGGTGAACGCGGCAACTATCGCGTCCGACATCAAGGGTTCCTTCGGCGCGGAGGCTTGGCAGGGCGTGGCGTGAGAGGCGAGCAGAGCAATGAGGAGACAATCCTCCTCAAGGTCGAAGACACGCCGCCTTGCCCGCAGTGCGACGGCCCCACGCTGCTCCTCGCACGGTTTCCCCATGCCTGGAAGAACGGCCTTGGGCGGGACGTCTCGGGCCTCAGAGAAACGGTGCTGTGTCAGGGCTGCCATCACGGGGACCCAGCCGCGGCCGAGCTGCTCGCGCTGTACGCCGTCGACGGCCACGTGAACCCGGAGAACCTGGACGTCTTCGGCGGGCTTGTCGCCGCCTGGGTCGAGTCCGTACGGCAGCGCAAGGTCGACGAAGGCGCGCTGAACGCCGAGTTCGAGCTGTGGAAACGAGGCGAGTTGTAGCCCCTTTGGAGCGCTAGAAGGGGCCCGGTCTGCTTTTGAGCAGCCGGGCCCCTTCAGTCTTGGGCGTTTAGGTCAGGGCATGGTGCAGGCGGAGCACATGGGCCACCATCGAGTCCTGTTGTGTGGGTGGTTGGCGTTCCAGTCGTAGGGCGACAGCCGCCAGCTCGTCTGCGTCGATGAACTTGCCATCGATCAGCGGTGAGCCCGATTCCAGCATGGTGCGGATTGCGGCCGGACCGAATCGGGAGAGGGCCCGGTGCAACACGTCGTGGAAGTTCTCCCGCAGCGGCGGGTGGGTCACCTCCGCATCGAAGCCGAGGCGTTGGAGGCGCACCCTGGCCAGGTGCTTCTTCCGACGCCAGGAGAAAGGTAGCCACTGCCCGAAGCGCCACATCACGGGATCGGCGAGCGGGTACAGCGGCCACACTCCGGCCCGCAGGTACATGGGCGCACCGCAGACGAGAGCGCGGAGTGTGGAGTCGGAGATCGGGGGTGCAGGGGGTATGCCGCTCTCCTGGTCCCGTAGGGCCTCGAACGTGTTGGGTGTGAGCCAGCAGGGGACTTCTGAGGGCGTCAGCGGCGGTTTTGGTTCCGGCGGCAGGCTCAGCATTTCGTCCCCGCCCACCCCGGCCGCGGCCCAGAGCACGCCGTCTGCCTTCCACTTGGCCAGCAGTCGACTGTGCCCAGCAATGTAGATCTCCTCGTGGGGTCCCAACTGCACGCGCGGGGCGTGCCGCGGGTCCAGCGGCAGGTAGTCGGCGGCACGCAGCACGGTGTCCCGGAAGCCGGCATAGCGGATCATCGCCTCCCGGCGCCGCTTCTGCTGTTCCCCGGCAGCACCTTGCTGGATCAGCGCGCCGCTGAAGATGACGGGCCCGTGGCGGGTGGCCAACGACATGGCCACATTGCTGCTGTCCATCCCTCCGGACAACTCGACCGCGGTCCGCTCGGGTAGGTAGTGGTGGTCTGCCAGTACGGCGTCGAGGAGTCGTTCGTAGCCGTCGAGGACCCTTGCGTCCGGGGCGAGTTCGCGGGGCTCATCGTGGCGAGCAGGCTCAGGCATCCGCACCCGGAGTTCCCCATCGTGGAACGAGGCGCTGGAGCGTTCAGTGAGCAGGGATATGCCCTGCCACGCGGTGCGGGTGCTGTAGTGGCCGGTCAGGGCCAACAGCCGGGCGATCTCGATGGGGTCAAGATGCTGGTTGGGCATCGCGCTGCGCAAGCGCGTCACGTCCCAGTGCCCGTGCAGGATGCCGTGATTCGCTGTCAAGTAGACAGGAGCCGGAGCGTGCGCACCGGTGCTGACTGTGATCCCGTTCAGGGTGATCTCGATGAGATGGTGTGCTCGCGCCCATGAAGTCGCCTCATTGAACGCTTCGTTGTAGGCCCGCTGGCTCAACGGCCTTGGTGAGCCCGGTGAGTGGGGCGGTCGTCCGGGAGCGCGCTCACGTACCTGGAAGACAACACGCTGGCTGTCCCGAGCCGACCAGGTTTCCAGCGCTGGATGATCATAGGGGGAGATCCAGGAGGAGCCACTGCGCCAGCGGTCACCGGCCCACTCCCATGACGTGCTGATCGACGCGGTATCGAACCGCATACTCAGCATCAGCCGCTCCTTAGTTCGGAGACTGGGACGGGGCCCCTCACAAGGAGGGGCCCCGTTGAGGACAGAGGGTCAGTCGTCCTCGTTGACGCGCTGGTCACCCTGGCCCGAGGGCTTGCGGTGCCGGGCCTCGGGGGTCGGCGCCGTGGTGCGCGCCGAGGTGGTGAACATTTCCTCCAGGTCGCGGAGCGCCGATTCGGCGTTCATCGCATTCCTCCTTGAACGAGTCGATCCGTGAACGTGCTGACGACGGTTCCTACCCTGTGCAGTGCTGGGATCAGTCCTCGTCGTCGTTGATGTGCGAGCTGATGCTGATGGCGCAGCACCAGATTGGTGCGACCCATGGTCATGCGGGCGCGCTCACTCAGTGGGTGGGGCGGGGACCACCGACGATCCCTGCCCCACGTTCAGTGCGGTTCGGAGCGGTCAGGCCGCGACGGTGGGCGTCGACGGCTTCAGGGTCACGGTGGTGTCCGGGCGCAGCGCCTGGTTGTTCTGGACGGCGCCGCAGTTGTTCGCGCCGGTGCCGACCAGGCCGCCGGCCGCGAGCTCGGTCCACTCCTCGACGTCTGCCGCGGTCACGCCCATGCCGGGCGCGTCCAGGGCGAGGCTCTTCGACTCGACGATGGTGTCGCTCATGCGGGATCTCCTTGTTGTGCGACGGGATACAGATGTCAGGCGGTCTTGCTTGCGACCGCCACCACGACGGCTTGGCCGTCTTCCACTGGCCGGACCGTGCTGGTCAGCCAGCCCGGTCCGACCGCCAGCAGCCCGGGGGAGGGACGGAAGGTGACTTCCCTTCCCCAGGGCAGACCGGGCATCGCGGTTCCCTCGCTCCCCGCGCGGGGGTCGAGGAGAGCCACGGACCCGGAGTCTTCGTGCTTCGGCTGGGTGGCGTGCAGGAAGCACCAGCCGAAGAGATCGGAGGATGAGGCGTATTGGGGAATCTCGAAGCCGCGGCGCCAGACCTGGACGGTCATCTTGATCGTGCCGTCCGGGCGCCTCGCCTCGGTCAGCCTCATCTCGTCGGTGGCTGCGTAGCTCGGCACACCGCCCTGAAGTCCGTGCTCCTGCTCCAACTCGTCCATCGCGGAGCTGAATTCGGCGCGCAGGGTGTCTGGGTCTGTCAGCGCGGTTTCCAGGGGCAGGAACTCCTGCTGCGGGCCTTCGAGGGGGATGTCGAAGAGGCGGATGATCGTCGCCAGGTCGATCCTGCGTACGCCGCAGGCGGTCTCCCACAGGCGGGTGACGGTCTTCTCGCCCGGCTTCAGCATCGTGCTCATGAAAGGGCCTCCGATGTGTCGAACGCGGCGTTCCAGGCGATGCAGATGCGTGTCCCTCCGTCGTGGAGCGTGGCCTGCACGCTGTGCGGGAGCCAGGAGGGGAAGCCGACGAGGAGCCCGGGCTGGGGCTGCACGGAGTACACCCCAGGTGAACCATGGCGGGCGACGGCGGCCGGCCGCGGGTCAAGGAGTTGGAGGTGCCCGGCGTCTGGGCCCACGCCGCCGGTCTCGATGTAGTAGGTGCCGGAGAACACCGAGTCGTGGTGCGTGTGCTGCCGGTGGCTGCCGCCCTCGTGGTAGACGACGGCCCAGCCTTCGGCACGGATCGCGGACTTCTCGAATACTCGCGCTGCCAGATCTTCCTTGTCGGACAGGGCATCGAGGGTGAGGTCGCGGATCGCGTCAAGGATGCGTTCGCGCAGCCAGTCGACGGCCGGGTGGTCCCAGCGCAGGATGTCGAGGCTGGACTTCTGCGCCCCGATGACGCCGAACTGGTACTCCGGTTGCTTCGATTCGGCCTCGAGGATCAGGGTCCGGAGCTGGGAGTTCATCTCCTGGACCGTCTCGAGGCCGAGCCCCGGGCTGTCCATCGCGGTCAGGTCGGCCTGGTAGAAGCCGGTCGGCCAGGCCGTGAAGGTGGTCGAATGGGTTCGCGTCGTCGTCAT